GACGACGAAATATCAGAAGCTGAACGGGCATACGCTGTTCGAAAATCTGGGGCAGGCCGGCGCCCGCGAAGTCATGGCGCATATCCAGCGCCGCGCCGCGCGCGAGATGCCGTGGCTGACGCAAGTCCTGCAGGTGCACGACGAGCTTGTGTGCGTGGCTCCGGAAGCCCGCGCCAGAGAAGCGGCTGTCGGTCTGGCGCGCATCATGAACAGCGAAGCGCCGTTTTGGCCCGGTCTGCCCGTGGCGGCGGAAGTCGGCATGGACAAGTCCTACGGGCAGTTGAAGAAACATCCTCTCGCCAAGGTGTTAGAGCTATGGAATTGATCCTCAGCCCCGACGTGCAGATCGGGAGCTTCAGCCTCGTCGGCTGCCCGTTCGTGGCGCACCGCAAGGTGTTCGCTACCGTGCGCTGCGTCGCCTGCGGCGAGGCGCAGTCGGCCCTCCTTACCGAGTTCGTCGCCGAGAGCGTGAAGTGCGCCGCTTGCGGCCAACGCGCGCCGAAAGCGCGTAAGCCCGTGAGCCACCCGAAGGGCGAGCGCTTCAACGTCGGCATGGCTTTCGGGGAGTGGCGCGTCGTCGCCGACGCTTCTGACGAAACGCCGTTCAGCCGCCGGCGCGTCCGCTGCCGCTGCTCCTGTGGAGAGGAGCACGACGTGCTTGCGTCGAACCTGCTCTCGGGGCGATCCTTGCGCTGCTCGAACTGCGCCCCTGCAGCGCGGGCCGGATCGCGCACCGGCGTCGTGCTGCCGCGCCATATCCAGTATGCGCGCGATATGGTCAATACGATTCACTCGGGCTGCACGTCGCCGTCGTCTCCCTACTGGGACACGCTCGGCGGCAAGGGCGTCGAGTTCCGCTTCCCCTCGCTGCAGGCGGCCTATTCGTGGGCGGACAGCGTGGCGCGTAGCGGGACGCGGATACGGCTGCGCATGATCGACCCGAAGAACCATTTCGATCCGACGAATTTGGAGGTGACGTATGCAGACGATTGAGATCATGCGCGCGCCGCGGCGCATCGCGAACGCCATCCGGGATCTCGCTGCCGAAGCGGCGCAGCAGCCTGTCGAATTTTTCGCGACGGACATCGGCGCGGCGGTAGCCGCCGTGCTTGAAGCTGCGGTGGCGAGCACGCATACTGTGCCGTTCAAGAGCGCCGATTCTGTCGTCGTTCCGCTGCACCCGCGAAGCTGAGGGAGCGCGAAGTGGCCTATATCTGGTCCTACACAGGCTTGTCGCAGTTCAAGAACTGCCCCTACCAGTTCTACCGGCAGCGGATCGTGTGCGATCTTCCGAAGGAAGACACGGCCGCGCTGCGCGCCGGGCGCGAGATGCACACGATGATGGAGACACGCCTGCGCGACGGCAAGCCGCTGCCGCAGCAGTTTGCGCACTACGAGCCCTTCGCGCAGGCAGTGATCGGGTGGCCGGGCGAGACCCGCGCGGAGGTGAAGCTCGCCGTCACGACCGACTGGCGCCCGGCGGCGTTCTTCGGGAACGACGCAGCAGGGCGCGGAGCGATCGACGTGCTCAACATTTACGGCGAGCAGGCGCGGATCGTCGACTGGAAGACTGGCGGGAAGGTCCGGCGTAGTGACTGCGTCGCGCAGTTCCGCGACAACTGCGCGCTCCTGTTCGCGAACTACCCCGACGTGCAGGTCATCGTCGGCGCGTGGGTCTATGTCGGGCTGCGCGAGGTGTGCAGCGGACCGGATTTCGTCGCCGCGCGCGAGCCTGCGTTCGAGAACGAAAAGGCGCGGCTCGAGCAGGCCCTCGACGCGATCCGGACATGCGAGGACACCGGCGTCTGGCCGTGCCGCCCCAGCGGTCTGTGCAAAGGCTGGTGCCCTGTGCACGACTGCAAGTTCTGGCGCCCCAACCCGAAGGTGCAGAGATGAGGGAATCGCCGATTCCCCTGCAGGGGCGCAAGGACGACGGCGACAAGCCGCGAATGGATCTGATCGCGCCCGAGCTGCTGTTCGCGCTGGGACGTGTGCTCTCCTACGGCGCCAACAAGTATGCGCCCCGTAACTGGGAGCGCGGCATGGCGTGGGGACGTGTGTTCGGCGCAGCGATGCGACACTTGTGGGCGTGGTGGGGCGGCGCTGGCCCGTCGACGACAAGCTTCTTGTTCGGCGAAATCGACGACGAAACGCGGTTCTCGCATCTCTGGCACGCCGCGTGCTGCATCATGTTCCTCATCGCCTACGAGGAGCGTAAGATCGGCGTCGACGATCGGGAACAGGGTCGGAGAGAGCAGCCATGAGCCGGAATACCCCCGAGGGCGCGGTCAAAGCCGCGTTGAAGAAAATATACGCGAAGCACGGGGACGCGATCGTGCTCGTGCAACCCATCGGCACCGTCTTCAACGCTGCCGGCGTGCACGATCACATTCTTTGCGTCGGTGGTCGCTTCGTGTCCGTCGAGGTGAAGGCGGGCTCCAACAAGCTCTCGCCCGCGCAGGAGATGTTCGGCGCGCGTGTGGTCGCTGCAGGGGGGCTCGCTTTGGTCGTGAACGAGGGCAACCTCAAGTGGTTCGACGGCGTGCTCGAGATCATGTGTTCGACGCCGCAGCTGACGCACGACGAGCGGGGTTATGAGATGGCGTACGATTTTTCCATCAAGGCTTTTCCCAAGAGGGACTGATGACGATCCTGCATGTGCCAGCGAAGCGCGCCGTACTTGTTCCGGCGCGCGATCTCGTTTCGCCTCTCACGATCGACGGCAAGCCGCTCAAGTGGAAGGGCGAGCCCTACGTTGCGTTTCGGCACACCTACGAGAACACGCTCGTGCTGCGCGCGGCAGGGCACGCCGTCGACAGCCCGATGATGCACGGCGACTTCGACTTCACAGGATCGTTCCTGCCGTTCCGGCACCAGCGCATCACCGCTGCGTTCCTGTCGATGAATTGGCGCGCCTTCTGCTTCAACGACATGGGGACCGGAAAGACGGCGGCCAGCATCTGGGCGGCTGAATATCTGCGCCGCATCGGGCGCGTGAAGCGCGTCATCGTGTTCGCGCCGCTGACGACGCTCTACGACGTGTGGGAGCGAGAGCTCGCCAACTGCGCGCCGGGCGCGGTCGTGAGCGTGCTGCGCGGGCCGAAGGCGACGCGGGACGCCATCATCGCCGGCGACGCCGATTGGATCATCGCCAACCACGACGGGATCAAATCCAACTACGAAGCGCTGCTGGCCAACAAGTCCATCAACCTCGTGATCTGCGACGAGAGCACTGCGTTCAAGACGCCAAGCGCCGACCGCACGCGCTGCTTCATGCGCTTCGTCAAGCAGGGGAACCGCGGTCTGTGGGCGATGACCGGAACGCCGATGGCGAAGCTGCCGACGGACGTGTTCACGACGGCGCAGCTGGTGTGTCCGCACAAGGTCCCGCCCTCGTTCTCCGCGTTCCGCGACATGACGTGCCTCGTCATCGGTCTGCACAAGGTCGTCGCCAAGAAAGGCGCTGTCGAACAGGTTCTCGATCTTCTGGAACCGGCCATCCGCTTCGCGAAGCGAGAGTGCATCGACCTTCCGCCGATCACCTACAACGAGCGCAAGGTCGAGATCACGCCCGAGCAGACGAAGCTGATCAAAGACCTGCAGACGCGCTTCGTCGCCGAGGTCAAGGGCCGCAAGATCACGGCGCTGACGGCCGCCACGCAGATGACGAAGATCCTGCAGGTGCTGCAGGGCGGCGTGATCACCAACACGGAAACGCAGGAGGGGCAGATCATCGGCGCGCCGGCGCGCTTAACCGCGCTGCGCGAGATCATCGAAGCGTCGAATTCGAAGACGCTTGTGTTCGCCCCGTATCGCCTGTCGATCAGGTATCTGCAGGACGAACTCGGCGAGGAATACGGCGCGCGCTACATCGACGGCACCGTGTCCGAGAAGCACCGGGCCGAATTGCTGCGGCAGTTCGCCACCAGCAACAGCATGCAGGTGCTGATCGCCCATCCGCGCACGGCCGCGCACGGCCTTACGATGGTGGCGGCGTCCACCGTGGCGTGGTGGGGTCCGATCTTCTCGGCCGAGGAGTATGTGCAGGCGTGCAACCGCATCGACCGACCGGGGCAGCAGCATCACATGAGCGTCTACAACATCTACGCGACGCCGTTCGAGAACAAGTTCTACAAGGCGCTCGAACAGCGCCTCGACATGCAGACGATTCTTCTGGAAGCGGTCGGAGCGATGTGACGCCGCTTGACGGCGAGGCGAATCAGTTCTACTATTAGAAACAGGCGAAAGGTGACTGGTATGGATCTCAAAAAGATGACGCAGATCGCGCGCCACATGGTGGACCTGCGCGACAAGAAAGCTCAGCTGACCGCGGTCTTCAACGCCGAGGTCGCGAAAATCGACGAGCTATACGACAAGCTCGTGCAGATGGCGCTCGCGGAGAACGGGACGGACAGCGGCGTGCACAACATCGCGACCGAGGCCGGCACGCTGATGTTCGACGAGAAGACCCGCGCCAACGTCGTCGACTGGCCGGCGTTCTACGCCTTCATCGTCAAGAACGGCCGGTTCGACTTTCTGCATCGCCGCGTCACGGACGCAGCGGTCAGCGAGTATGTCCGCGACAATCCCGACAACCCCGACGAGACGCCGCCGGACGGCGTGTCGCTGTTCACCGTGCGCACCGTCACGGTGCGCAGGGCAGGAGGAAAAGCATGAACTTGCATTTGATGATCGACATCGAGACGCTCGACACGGCGCCTTCGGCGCTCGTGCTCTCGTGCGGATGGGCGTGGTTCGATACGAACGGCGTCCTCGCCTCGGGGCAACAGGCGTTCGACAACGTCGCGCAGCTGCGCCTCGGTCGGACGATCTCGGCCGGCACGGTGCGCTGGTGGAAAAGTCAGGTGGCGCTGTTGCCCCCCGAGGTGCCGGGCGCCACGATCTGGCAGGCGTTCGCCGGCATGCTCGCCAGCAGGCCGCGCGGTCGGGAAGACGACGCGCTGGTCTGGGCCAACTCGCCGAGCTTCGATCTGACCATCCTGCGCCACTGGGCGGCGCAGATGCGCACCGAACCGTTCTGGCGCTTCGCCAGCGAGCGCGACTACCGCACGTGGAAGCACCACGCGCATATGGCGAACGACGCCGCATGCGAGGCTGCCAAAAAGAAAGGAGAGGAACCGGCGCAGTCCGATCTGTGGACCTACGTCGACAACGAGAACAAGCACGACGCCGAGGCCGACGCCGTCTGGCAGGCCAAGAACATGATCTGCAATCAGCGCTTCTGCGCTTTCTGAGGAGAAAAACATGGTGCTCGATTTCACTCGTCTCAACCGCCGCGGCAAGGTGCTCGACACCGGCCTCTCCGCGTCCGGTCGGGACTTCCCGACCATCTCGCTGAAGGGGCGCGAGTTCACGCTCATCGGCACGGACGGCTCCAAGACGCCTCTGCAGGATCGCTATCTCGACGTGGTCGTCGTCGATTCGCTGCCTACGATCGGTCGCAAGTATTACGAAGGCGCCTACGACGCCGACAATCCGGCGTCGCCTTCGTGCTGGTCGAACGATGGCCGCGTCCCGGCGCCGAACGCCGTGAGCCCGCAGCACGTCAGCTGCGCGACCTGCCCGCGCGCCGCCGTCGGTTCCGGCCGCGACGGCAAGTCGATCGCGTGCTCGTTCATCCGGCCGCTGATCGTCTATCTCGCCTCGGACAACTCGGAAAAGCCGGTGCTGTACCGGCTCGATCTGAAGGGCATGTCGCTGTTCGGCGGTCGGCAGGCGGCGGGGTTCCTGCCGTGGAACGGCTCGAAGGGCGTCAAGGGCTACGTCGCCTCCCTCTACGAGGGCTACATGGCCGACTGGCCCGACAGCGCGCGTCACTTCTCGAACGTGATCACGCGCATGGCCTTCACCAACGAGAGCGTGCCGTCGCTCGGGTTCCAGATGGCCGGCGACATCGAGGAGTTCGACGCGGACTTCGTCGACAGCCTGTCCATCGACGACTACGCCAAGATGCTCGAAGTGACGTCTGCCGGCGAGCTGGCGATGGCGGGCCGCGCGCTGAACGCTCCGGATCAGCAGGGACGGCTGGAAGCCCCGAAGCCTGCGCGGCGGGATGCCCCGGCCGCTCCGGCTGCCCCGGCCGCTCCGGTTGCCCCGGCCGCTCCGGTTGCCCCGGAGACTTCGGGCCGCGGTCGCCGGCAGGCGGCGGCTGCCGCGCCCGCGCAGGAGCCGACCACGCGCTCCCGCCGCAGCTCGGAGCCGGAGATCCTGCCGCCCGAGCCCAAGGCGACGAGCCGGCGCGGGACGGCCGGCGCTTCCGTGCCGTCCAAGATCGAGCCGACCGTGATCGGGGAGGATTCGTCCATCGACGACATCGGGGCGGCTATCGCTCAGCTGGGCGCCTGATCGCTCTTCGCCGCACCTGCCCGGTGCGCTATGCTTCGCCCCCGCCCGAGCTTCGGGCGGGGGCAATCTCCTTGGCGATGGCGGCTGACGATGCACTCCACTTTCGACTTTTTGCCGGCGGACGAGAAGTGGTTTTTGGCGTACGATCATCTGCGGTCGCACAAGCCGACGGCGCAAATCAACGGCTACAGTCGGGAAGACTACGAGGCCGAGATCGCGCGGCTGGTCCGCCTCGGGCATGACGTGTGGACCGCGCGCGCCGGCTTCGACGGCGCCGCCAAGACGCGCACCGCCAAAAACGTCCGGCACGTGCGCTGCTTCTCCATCGACATCGACGTGAACTCTTCCGGCTCGGTCTCGCGTGAGGGCAGGGCGACCACCGCCTGCCACACGAACCAGATCGACGCCGCCGTCTCGCTGTTCCGAATCGCTGCGGACAAGATTCCTGTCCCGACCGTCGTGACGTCGTCCGGCGGCGGCCTGCATGCGTGGTGGCTGCTCACCGACGAACTGACGCCGGCGGAATGGAAACCTATCGCGGCCGCCCTGCGGGCCGTGATCATCGCCGAAGACCCGAAGCTGGCGGCTGACACGACCCGTTGGACCGACGTCAGCGGGCTGCTGCGCCCGTGGCCGAGCCTCAACTTCAAGACCGGCGTCGGTCGGAAAGTCGATGTCGTGCGCGACACCGGGATCGTCCACGACCCGGTGGCCTTCGCCAAGGAGCTGAGCGCCCAACCGATCACGCGCGATAAAGGCGCGGCGCGCGACGCCAACGCGATGGCCAAGCCCGCGCGCAAACGGGCTTCGGGGGTCGACGAGCCGCAGCGCACGCTGCTGCCCCTGAGCGAGATCGAGGACACCTGCGGTGTTCTGGCGCACTACCGCACGCACCTGCAGGGGACCGCGACCGAACCGCAATGGCGCGCCGCGCTCAGCGTCGTCTGCTCGGCGGTCGAATGGGAATCGGCTATCCACGCCTACAGCAAGGGCCACCCCGACTACGACCCTGCCGATACGATCGCCAAAGCGGAGAAGATCGTCGAGGCCGACGCCCCCCTGTCATGCGGCAAGATTCGCGCCGACATCATGGGCGACGCCGAAGACCGCAGCGCGTGCGCCGGGTGCCCCTTCGCCCATCTGCCGAGCAACGGGCGCACGAACTTCATCGGCGCCGTGCGCGAGCACGCGGTGCAGGGTCGGCGCCAGCCCACAGCTACGCCTTCGACGCCCGAGTCGCAGGGCGAGGCGATGTTCGAAACGTGCGACGAGCTGGAAACCGCGCTCGGCGCCGTCGAGCTGCCGTCCTATGTCGACCTGTCGCCGACCGGAGCCAGCCGCTACTACGTCGCCCGCCAGCACGACGACGATGGGGACGGCGCGATCTATGCCCCTGCTGCGTCGGGAATGGTCAGCGTCCAGATCTTCACGCCGGCGTGGTGGGTCGACCGCCACTGCGGCGAACGGTCGCTGATCGCGTGGATGCGCGGCGGCGTCACGCAAACGGCGTTCATCCGGCGCGAGGCCCTGTCGACCTACGATCTGATGGTCCGCGAGCTGGCGAAACACGGCATCGCGGCTCCCGGCAATCGCACCAGCGACGTCAAGCACGGCACGCTGTCCTACGCCAAGCTCCTGCACGAGCGCGCGCCGCGCGCCGAAGCCTATAATAACTGCGGCGTTCAGCCGCGCGGCGAGATCGTCATCGGGCAGGTGGCAATCGACGAGCATGGCGATGTGCGCCGCGCCGCGCTGCACTCCCGCTACGGAGCCTCGGTCCTAGACCGCATCGTGCCGCATGGCCGCCTGCAGGCGAGCCGCGAGGTGCTCGACATCGTCGGCCGCGAGGGCTCGCAGGCCACCAAGTTCGTGGCCGTGGCGTCGCTCGGGTCGTTGCTCCTCGGGCTGATCCGCTCGCAAGGCGCGCTGATCCACCTGAACGGCGAGGGCGACACCGGAAAGACGATGACGCAGGCGATCGCGTCGTCGTTCTGGGGGCGACCGCGCGAGTATATGCAGAACGGGCAGGACACCTTCAACGCGACGATGGCGCATGCCGGCATGCTCGGGTCGCTGCCGCTGGTCATCGACGAGCTGACCCTCATGCGCGACACAGACATCGACGCGCTCGCCTACGCCATCACGTCGGGGCGACCGAAGCGCGCCAACACGCGCGGGGGTGGTGACCGCGACACATCGCCGCCGTGGGCGTTCAATGCGATCTCGTCGGCCAACCGCTCGGTGCGCGCCATCGTGGCGGCGCAGTCGTCCAACGACGACGAAGACGAGGCGAAGCAGTCGCGCGTGATCGAGCTGCGCTTCACGCACGCGATCGAGGGAGGGCTGCAGCGCCAGCATGACCTGCTCCACCGGATCCGCCGGCTGGTCGAAGACCACCACGGGCTGATGGGAATCGAGTGGGGCCGCCATGTGGCGCGGAACGCCGAGCGCCTTCGACGCACGATGCACGCGACGCACGCCGCGCTCGCCGCCAAATACGCCTTCTGCCGGCGCTTCATCGGAGCGAGCTTGGCCTCTTTCATCGTCGCCGGCGCCGAGCTGCGTCGCCTTGGGCTGTGGCCGGCGAGCGCCGACGACGACATGCAGGTCGTGAGCTACGTGCTGCGCGCCGTGCGCTCGGGGCTGGACGAGGAGGCCGTCGCCAAGCGCAGCTTCCTCCTGCGCGAAGTCATCGCCGCCGCTCGCCGCAACGCGCTGATCTTCAAGGAGACAGACCCCGGCCAGTTCGCGCTGATCAACGGCGGCGACGCGGTTCGCGATCCGTGGGCGCGCGTCGAGATCCACGCCAACGGAGAGACATGGATCGAGGCGCCCGCCGATCTGGTGGCGCGGATCGCGCGTGACGCAGCCCATTCGTCGGCCCGGCGTGCGATCATGTCGCGCCGCGTCGGCGAAGACACCATCGAGCGGAAACTGCAGCTGCTTCGCGAGGGCGGCCGCGACGTGCAGGTGATCGAGGAGCAGATGCTGTTTCGCGGAGCCCCGCTGCGCTACTCGCAGAACTCCGTGTGCCGTGTCGTGCGGGTGCGCGGAGACACCTACTCCGCTGCGGACCTGCGCGCCCTGTCCGCCGCGCCGGGACCAAGGCTGGTGGCCGCTTCCAGATAAAGCATATGCACTCGGCGAAAGGATAGCATATGGCGTACATAGCAGATGACATGGACTACGCTGGCGCGTGCGCGCAGTGTCGATCGCCGGTGTACATACCGAATGCGCTCTACACGGCCGCGAAGGCTCCGCCCGGCATCTCGTTCTTCTGCTCCTACGGGCACAGCCTGCATTTCGCGCAGGGCGAAAGCAAAACCGACAAGCTGCAGCGCGAGCTGAACATCGCGAAGCAGATGCTCGCCATGAAGGACGACCTGATCAAGGCCGCGCAGGCAGAGGCCGCCGAAAACGCTCGCCGCCTGTCTGCCGCGAAAGGCCGGATCACGAAGATGCACAACCGCGCTGCGGCGGGCGTGTGCCCATGCTGCAACCGCACGTTCGTGGCGCTCGCTCGACACATGGCGGCCAAGCATCCCGACTTCAAACGAGAGGACACCACGTCATGACGACGAATCCAGCATCTGCCTCCGGGCGCACATGGGCCGTCAGCGGCTCCGGCCGCACCTTCTATCCGGACGATCCGGCGCCCGACGCCATCGACATCGAGGACATCGCCAACGCGCTGGCGCGCCAGTGCCGCTACGCCGGCCATCTGCGGTTCGACTGGCCGGAAGCAGTGTACTCGGTCGCGCAGCACTCCGTGCTCGTCTACTACGCCGTGCGCGCGTGCACCGATTCGGCCGAAGCGCGCCGCGCGGCGATCCTGCACGATGCGCCCGAAGCCTACGTGCATGACATCATCGGCCCGCTGAAGCCCCACCTGCCGGACTACCGCCGGCTGGAAGGCCGATGGATCGACGCCGTCAGCCAGCGGTTCGGTGTCGCGCTGAACCCTCTGCCGCCTATCGTCAAGGAGGTGGACGCTCGAATCCTGCTCGATGAGAAGCAGCACGTCATCAGCCCCAGATCTCCTTTGTGGGAGATCGAGTGCATCGCCCTGCCGCTCTGCATCGACATCGCGCCGTGGGCGTTCACCAACGCGCGTGAGCAGTTCCTGTCCATCTGCCGGCAGGAGGGGCTGGTATGAGCGGCGAGAGCGCGTTTCTCAAGCTCCACGAGGACTATCGCGCGCGGCACGATGAGTTCGTGCTTGAGATGGTCTCGGCCCTGTTTAAGGAAGCGGAGAAAAGCCACAGGCGAAACGAAGCGTTCGAGCTCGCCTTGCTCGGATCGTCCCAGATTACGATCGAAGCTCTACGCCTGCTGAGCACGATCGGACATCCGGGCTTGCTCCGCAAGAAAGAGCACGTCGACAGCTTCGCAACGCTCGTGCACAAGATGGTCGAGGAGTACAGGGCCGAAGCTCTCGAGCGAATCCGCCGAGAGACGGACAAAAGCCTCAACTGATCAGCGCGCCAAGACGGCCTTCATCTTTCCGACCATCTGCTCCGACACGCGGCGATACGCCGTGGCGGCGCGAACGAAACCGGGTCCGTCCCCCTGAGCGCGCGCCGCGAGCATCGCGTTGCGCGCTTCCTCCTTCTGCCGCTTGAAATCGCGCTCGATCTGCAGCAGCGACATGGCGGAGCGCCGGTCCTGCATATAGGCGCGCTCGCGCGGCCCCATCTGCGCCAGATCCAGCGTGTCGCCGCGGCGCCCCTTGGGCGCCTGCTTGGCCTCGAGATCCTGCTGCTGCGCATCGGCGCGCCCCTGCAGGACGGGCTGCACATGGTCTCGGTGGATGCGCGCGAGCTCCGCTTCCGGCGTGAGCGTGGCGTCGCGGAACGCGATCGGGCCGCCCATCGAATTGATGAACTGCGCAGCCGGCGCCAGATCGGGGCGGCCTGTCGCCTCGTTGACTTCCGCCTGCGCGCTCTGCCGACCGAACGCCAGCGCGAAGTCGGTGAAGATGCGGCTCAGCGGGATCATCGTCGAATAGTCGTGCAGCAGCTGCTGCACCTGATCGCCGGTCCAGTTCCCGATGTTGTTCCGATAGAGGCTGCGCGCCATGTCGGCGAACAGCGGGTTGGCCGCCATCGTCGTCGCGCGGTAGGCCGGGCTGTCGCGATAGAAGTCGCTCGGGCGCGTCTGCCGCCCGAAGCGATCGACGCCGGAGGCGAAATCGACCGCCGGCTGCCCGAGCGTCGGCATGGCCGCGCGCAGCATGTCCAGAAGGACCGGCGTCTCCTCGCGCAGGTTGAGGTCGATGCCGGGCGACAGGTTCTTGACCGTCACGTTGAAGAGATCGCGAGCCATCCGGTCGACGTCGGGCCGCCCGAAATAGGCGAGCACCGGCACGGCGATCGCCGCGTCGATCAGCCGATCGACGCCGTAGTTCTTGCTCATGCGGACAGCTTGGCCCGGCGTCCCGAACAGATCGCCCGGCAGATACCACTGATTCGCGATGTCCTCGAGGGTCACCTTCTCCCATTCGGCCGGCGAGAGGACGGCGCCGAGCAGCATCACCTGCCCGATCATCAGCGCGGCGCGCGTCTTCAGGTAGGAGCCGTCGAGCTCCTTCACCCAGCCCTCCTTGAACGTCTCGCGATAAGTGCCATCAGGCTGGCGCACCATCTCGGTCGGCGGCTTGCCGCCCTTCCAGATACGATTGGACACGCTCGCGTGCAGGTCGGCGATGGACGGGTTGGCGAAGGCGTAGAGCGCGCCGAGCGCGCGCCCTAGAGGCGAGACGTGGTGGAAGTCGAGCGTCAGCGTCTTCGATTCGGCCGCCGCGCGATCCATCGCAAATCCGCGAGGCGTGTCCGCCGGCGCCGTAGGATCGACACCCTTCTCGACGAGCGCGCGGAACAGCGCGAGGCGCGAGATGTTCTCGAGCAGCTCCGTGCCCTTCTTGAACGTCTCCATGCCCGCCGCGACCTTCTCGGCGACCGCGTTATGGCTGGTCTCAGCCCGACGCTGCGCCCAGTCCACGGCGTCGCGCGCCTGCACGGTCTCGGCGGGAGCGCTCGAAAGGCTCTCGAACACCATGTGGCCGCCGTTGGCGACGAACGCCTGCACCCAGTACTCGGGCGATCCATGCTGGTAGGCGCCGCTCATGAACGCCGCGCGCTCGGTCGGCGTGCCCATCATGTAAGCCCGGAGCGCGCGCAGGTCGCTCGTCCCGGTGCGCGTGCCGAGATCGGCGAACATGCGCGACGCATGCTTCGCCACCTCGCCGGCGACGCCATACTTCGTGCCCGACATGACGGCCTGCTGCAGGTCGTTCCACGCGTTGCGGGCGAGGAAGCCCGGATTGTAGTGGGTCATGGCGCCCTGTGCCGTGCGCAGCGCGAAGCGCGCGGTGCTGAGGAAGCCGGCTTCTTCGGGCTTCGTCAGCTGCAGCTCGCGCACGATGTTCGCGTCGCGGACGATCACCTCGTAGAAGTCGCCCTTCGCGCCGCCGAGCTGCCCGTCGCGGTCGCGCACGATCATCGTCTTGTCGAGACCGGACCGCTGGGGGCCTTCGTCAGCGCGCCCGCCAAAGCGCCCGATGTTGCGGATCACGGCGATGGTGGCGTCGTGCGTCGCGTCGAACGCTTCGTTGCGGTCGAGCACACGAACCAGACGACCGTCGAAGCGGGACAGCCGCTGCAGGATCTCCACGAAATCGACAAGCGCGCTCTGGTTCGTGTTGTCCGCCGCGGCGCGGCGCGACAGGTTGATGAGCGTCTCGATCTGGCCCGTCGACGCCATGCGATCGCCAAGCCCCTGCATGCGGGCGGTGCTGACGCCGAACTCGAGCGTGATGCGCTCGTAGTCGTTGCGGCCCGGAAGCTCGCCCTGCGGGCGAATCGGCACGTAGGTGTCGGCGAACAGCGACGAATAGCCGTGCGGATCGTAGCCGGTGGCGCGCTGCATGCTGAGGATGTTGGCGCGCAGAGCCTGCACGTCGGGGGCGGTGCGCGCCTCGAGCGCCTTGATCGCGGGATCGTTCGTCAGCCGTTCGATCTCGAGGCGCGCGAGCGCCGGCGTAAGATCGCGGCCAGCGTAGCGCGCGTCGTCCGGCATGAACGGGTGCAGAGCCGGATCGAACGCCTGCCCGAGCACGCTGGTGACGTGCTCCTCCATGCCGGAACGCAGCACCTCGGGCGTCTGCAGGGCGTCGATGCGCGCGGCCATCTCGGTCTTGTTGATCTTCCCGTCGCGCCAGTCGGCGACGATAGCGTCGCGCGCCTTATTCTCGAGGAAGGGCATCGGAGCGCGCAGGCGCGTGCCCCATGCGTTACGCTCAAGCGCGTGCCGCGCCGTGATAAGCCGGTCGAGCCCAGCCGAAAGCGCCTCGCGGGTGCGGCCCGTCTCGCGCGCCGCCTGCGACAACGACCGGTTGATCCGGTCGATCGGATCCTTGTAGGTCATCTGCCAGATAGTCGCCGCCTTGGCGAGCACGTTGCGCAGACCGAAATTGAAGCGGTCGACGAGCGCCCGCGCGCCGAGGTCGCCGGAAGCCTCCGCCAGCAGAATCGCACCGGGACGGGTCGTGTAATAGCGCCCATCGAGCAGCCCGCGCAGCATCGGCCACAGCGTGTTGGCGGCCGCGAAAGCCGAGCGGATAGCCGGGATGCGCCGCTGGTCGCGCAGCTGGTGGTCGGGCTCGATGAACGAATCGCGCGCCAGCACAGCGGCGCGCGCCTGCTCGATGTCGGCCCGCCCGTCGGAAGCGGTGTCGACGATCTTGTCGAGGAGGAACTGCAGGTCGTCGCGCGTCAGCCCGTTGCGCGCGAAATTGGAGCCGGCGAAGACGTCCGTGAGGCGCTTCGTGAGGGCGGCCGGCTGCAGCTTGTTGGTCTCGATGAGGTGCGCCAGCACTTCGGCGGCCTTCTGACGCGCGCTCGGTTCGACGCCGAACGTGTCCCGATACTCTCGACGGAACTCGGCGAGGAACCGACCGGCTTCCGCATCCTCTCCGCGCTCGGCGAAGCCGAGGACAGTCTCGATGACGCGCCCGAACTTGGCGGGACCGAGGATCTGTTCAGGCGCAAAGTGCCCGTAGAGCTCATGCCAGATCGCACGCTTGGCGTCGCCGACCGTGGCGATTCGGTCGCGATTGAGCAGGATCGTAACGCCGCCGCCGGACGCGTCGTTGACGGTCAGCGCCGAGTAGCCGCGAGACCCGCCCGAACCCCGATCCGCGTCGTCCTGCACGATCTTGAAAGAGAGCTTCAGGTCGCGGAACTTGGAGCCCATAGCCTCGGCGATCCTGCCGAGCAGATCGGCGTCGATCGGCGTCGCGGCGCGCTGCCCGAGGAGCGTAAAGCCGTCCGGCGCCTCGGCCCGGCGGGTCGCTCCATCGCGGGTGCGGGCGCCGCGCGCTTCGGCCTTGGCCGCCCGAGCGCCCTCCGCTTGCCCCGCGGTCATCGCGGCGCCGTCAGCGAGAACGCCGCGGAACACCTGCTCTCGCTCCCACGCCTGATCGGCGGCCCGCACGTCCTGAGCGCGTTCGAAATCGGCGGCGAACGTGCGCCGCCGGCGCGCGATTTCCTTGTAGTAGTCGGCGTTCTCGCCGCCGTAGGCGAGCCGGTCACGCGTCTCGGCCGACAGAATCGCACGCTCCGAGGCGACGCGCTCCGCTTCGGAGCGCGCCACGGCGTCCCGCACGAGATCGAGCGCCGTGGCGCGCTCGGGCGGAGGGGCCGGAAGGCGCAGCGTGCGCATCGCGGCGAGCTGCCGCTCGGCTTGGGTCGAGATCCACGTCACTTCGTCGTGCGCGATCTGCGCGGCGCGCGCGGCCGCGGCGCGCGACGCCTGCACGACGCCCTTCTCGGCGATAGCGGCGTTGATGACGTCGATCGGCGCGTGCTGCCCTGCGCCCAGATGCAGCGCGAGATTGCGCGCCTGCGCCACGGACAACGACGGGTCGGCGATCATGCGCTCGATCAGGCCGTAGACGGCGTTGTCGAACAGCGCCGAACGCAGCGCCGGATTGTTCGCGTCGATCACGCGGGTCGAACCCGGCCGAAAGCCGCCGACGGACGGCACGGCGGCCAGAGTGACGGCGCGCACATCCGGGTCGACGCTTTCGATCGGGCGCGAGATGACTTCGCGCAGCGCCTTGGTCGTGGCCCGGCGCGCCGGCTCCTCGACGCCGTCCTGCCCTTCGGCGAAAGCCAGCGCGGTGCGCATCTCGTCGACAGCCAAACGCACGCGCTCGATCATCGCTTCCGCTTGCCGGAAAGCCTGCGCCTGCTTCGCCGCCTGCCGCTGCGGAGCCTTGTCCGCGCGCGCCGTGTCCGCGGCGGCGATGGCCGATTGGCGGATGTCGGTGATCCAGCGGCTGGCCGCGTCATCGCTGAACTGGCGCATCACCGCCGCGCCGATATTCGCCTCGCTCTGATCCGCCAGCACGCCGCGCAGCACGGCATGCACGTCGGAGCCCGCATCGGCGATCGCCTGCAGCGCGTCGCCGCGAGCCTTAACCGCGGCGGCGGCATACACTGCCGGGTCGATCATGCCGTTCTCGTAGAGATCGCTGCGGCGAAGCTCGGCGACCGTCCGCGTGGTGTCCTGCAGAACGGCGTTGATGTCGAGCGATTCGCGGTTCTTCGTCTCGATCGCGACGCCAAGCTGGTGCAAGCCGTCGAGAACGGCCGCGCCCTTCAGCGCCATCTGAAACTCCGGCCCCGCCGGATCGGCCGAGGACAGGGCCTCGAGACCGGCCGAAGTCGAGGCGTCGAACGCACGCATCTGCGTCAAGCCGTCGTCGGTCAAGACGCGCGCCACGGCGAACGCATCCGGCCCGTCCGGCGTGGAGAAGATCAGCTGCTCACCGGGGGTCACGAGAGCGCGCGCCCATGCGTGGTGCGCTTCCGGATTGGCGAAGTGCACGATCGACCCTTCCGGAACGGGCACCGCATGCGGGCGCGTGTGCTCGCCAAGCGTGGTGGCGACCTGCGCGCCGACGGCTGCGTCGTAATTCGTATGCACCGCTTCCAGCAGGCGCTGCACCTCGGGGACGCGATCAACGTTGTCGCCGGCAATCCGCGCGGCTTCCGCGCGGACGCGAGCCATGTCAGATCGGACGAACGCCTCGGGGCTCGGAAGGGCGCGCATCGCCGGCATGGGGCCGACGAAGTCCGCCGAAGGAGCCGGCTGCGTGCGCAGCGGATTATCGGCGCCGGGCAGGCGCGACGCCGCGCCGGTGAGATCGGGGCCGATCGCGCCATCGTACTGCGCAAGCGGAGCCGCGCCGGGATCAGGCTGGCGCAGCGCCTCGGCCGCGGAAATGCGGCTGCGCTCGCGCATGCGAAGACCACCGCCCACGACGCCGCCAAAGGCGCCGGCAGAGCCGAACGCCGCCGCTTGCCGGTTCAGATCGAACAGGTTCTCGCCCGTCGCCGCCGACGCCGCCCCGGCGGTCGCCATATCGACAACGCCTTGCTGCGCCGCGTTCGATGCCGCGGGCGCGAGCACCGTATCGCCGACCGCCTTGGCCGCCGCGCGAACGCTGGCGAATCGGGCGCCTGTCGCCGTAGCGGCAGGGATAGCGGTCAGTTCGGCGACCGGAGCGCCGATGCGCGCCAGCTGACCCTCGACGCCGTTGAGCCCCGGAATCATCAGGGTGAGCATCGTGGCGGCGCCGCCGGAAACGGCGGCCGAACTGCGCGCGCGCCGCACAAACAGATCCTTCAGCTGCTCCTCGCTGTAGGAAGGGAACTGCTGCCGCAAGCTCTGCAGGACGGGGTTGGATTGAACGAAGCGCGCGTCGTTGAACAGGTCGCGCGTCCGCTCGCCGAAGTCATGGCTGGCGCTGTCCGCTGCCTGTCCGGCGAACGCCCACGAATAGGGGCTGCGCGCCGCTGCAGCGGCGCGCAGGCCGACTTCCCGCAGCACGCCGGGCTTCGCCACCTGCGACAGCGCCTCGGCCGCCTGAGCGGCTCCTGCGCGCGAGGCTCCGGCGGCGCCGCCGACCATCCCGGCAGCGCGTCCGATGACGCCGCCCGCGATGAAACCGCCGGCCATCTGCCCGAGCATGCCGAACGTCGCGCGATCGAAGCCCAACGAGGTGACGCCCGCACGCGCCGCGGCGCCTGCAGCGGCCAAGCCCTCCTTGCCCTTCGTCGCTTCGGCGATCGCGCGCTGCTGCAGCTCGCGCTGCGCCCTCATCGCGTCGCTCTCGAGCCAGTCGGCGATCGAGTTGACATAGTCCGACGCCGCCTGCGGCCCCGCCGCCGTGCTGGTGCCGAAGACGAGATCAACGCCGGCCGTCGCCAGCTGACCGATGCCGATCACCGCGCCGAGCGCGCCGCGCCCGACTTCGACGCTGAAATCGGGGATCGCCGAAAGCACGCTTCCGCCCTTCGCCCGCGTTTTCAGTTCCTGCAGCTGCGTCGCGTCGTTGGTGTAGGGCAGCGGCAGGCCGCCATCGGTCGTCGGCGTGCGCGCGTCATCGAGGCGCGTCTGAAGGAACTCGTTGAACTGCGCCAGCTGCGTGCGCACCGCCGTCTGCTGGCGAACACGCGCTTCGCGATCGAAAGCCTGCAGGCCGCTACGCATCCGCTGCTGTGCAGCCGTCACGTCCGCGCGCTCGGCGCCGACGTCCAGACGCCCGAGCGCATCTTCGTGCTGGCGCAAGATGGTCTCGCGCTGGCGCGCGTAGCGCGCCTGCAGCGCCTCGTCCTGATCGACCGCTTTCGGCGTGTAGCCGGGCAGATAGGCAACCTTCCCTGTGCTCGGGACGATGTAGGAGTTGAGCTGGTTGTCCCGCATCGCCCGCGCGCGCGCTTCGGTGTCGATACGGCGCTGCGCCTCGAGAGCCGCCAGTGCGCGCTTGGTGCGATCGTCGACCTCGGCGCGCTGCGCCGCCGACGCCGCCGCCTGCGCGGTGTTCACGCTCTCCTGAAGCGAGCCTTCCAGATCGGCGCGCATGCGCCCGATCGTCGCGGTGACGCCAGAGACGATCTTGTCCCGAGCCGCCTCGAACAGGGCTTTGCGCGCCGCGTCCCGCTTCGTCTCGTCCGGCATATCGGCGATTTCGCGGAGACGCTTCTGGTCGTAGCCGAGCGACGCAAGGTCATGCTCGAAGCCGAGAAACTGCTCCTGCCGCCGGCGGCCCTGTTCCGACGTGTCGCTCGGATCCAGCCCCATGCGGCGCATCCACGCGCGCCGCTCGTCTTCGCCGCGGAAAGGCGTAGCCTCCTTCAGCGCCTTGTAGTCACCCTCCGTCGGACGGCGCTTCGCATCGCCCGACAGCACATCGAGAGCGATGTTCTCGTAGCGCGTCGGCGGCTCCGCGCCTGCCGCGGCGTTGGGCGCAGCGTCCGACGCAGGGCGAACGGAGCCCGCAGAGGGAGCGCGAGGAGCGGCAGGGGGAGGCGCGAAGTCGGTCGGCTGATCGCCGATAGCCTGATCCGAGAAGAGGCCGAAGCGAGCCAGATCCGACCCCGGAAGGGGCGCAGGCTGCGGCTGCGCTTTTTCGGTCGGCACGGGCGGCGGGGCCGCGGTCGGGCTCGGGTTCAGGGCGAAACTGATCGGCGCGGCCGAAGGAGCTCGCCGATCCGGAATGACGTCGATGGACGCGCCGATCTCGTCGGCCGCGAGAGGGAGATCTTCAGGCGCGGCCGCCTGATCGTCGTAGGGATACGCCATCAGAGCCCTCTGATCATTCTCCGGATCTGGCCCCTAAGGTCTACAGCAAGCGCCGAGGGGCTGCTAGGCCCAATTCCAAAGCGCGACAGGTAGTCGATGGAGGGATCAGGCGCCTTCTGCAGGGTGTCGAACAGCGCCGGCGAAGGCGCAGCGGGGCGCGCAGGGCCTTCCGTGGCCGGCGGCGGCGAGAGCGGCACGTCGTCGACAACCGGGCTCAGCGAGGCGAGGTCGAACGCGAACACCGCCGGATCGGTGACGCCCGCAATCGGGAACCCTGCCGGCGCGGTGGACGGCGGAAGAGGGACGCGCAGCGCGTCGAGCAGCTGCGCGATATCGCCGTCCTCCATGCCGTCGGCGCGGAGCGCAATCGCCAGAATGTCGTCAGGAGGATCGAGCGCGACCGGGGCGCTGTCGTCGATGTTCATCCCACCCTTCCGTAGTAGGCGTAAGGATCGAATCGCTGCTCGTCAGGCGACAAGCCGAGCGCAAGGTAGTCGGAAGGCGTAAGGGCGCCCATCGTCTGAACCGGCGGCGGCGGGGGCGGCGGCGACGGCTCGCGCATGCGCAGCCGCTCCTCCTTGTCCGCATCGTAGTATCGCTGCATGGGGTCAACCGGCTGCGCACGGAAGCGCGCGCCAAACGGATCGAGCGCGTCCTCGAGGCGCGGCAGCGACATGGCCCCTCCGGCAGGGAGCGGGGGGAAGGCGTTCGCCGGAAGCGTAGCGGCGCTCGCCGGCGCGGCGCCGGGTAGATCGGGCAAGCCGGGCAAACCAGACGTCGCGCCGGGGACGGCGGGAGCGCCAGCGGCAGGGACGTCGGTCATCGGCCGCGTGCGCACGGGGCGCACCGTCGCTCCCGGCGCAAGCGGCGCGGTCGGAGCGAAGCGAGAGCCCGGAATGGTGCTGTCTGCGCTGGCGGCCTGCGTAGGCCCAAGCGGCTCCTTGGCCACAGGGAAGTTGCTGTAGACGCCTTGCGTCCCGTCGGCGCCGATCACCGGCAGGGTGCGCGAGGAATCGGCCGAAGGATCGAACTTGTTGAACACGCCCATCGAGAAGCTGAGACGACGCCCGGCGGAAGTCGGTTCCGCAACCTCATACTTTCGATGCACCGCCTGCGACGCGGCGGCCAGCGAAACGCGGCTGTCCCGCAGCATGTCGCCGACCGCGCGGTAGTTGCCGCTCGTCAGCTCCTGCGCGGCGAAATCAATCTGTGTGTTCAGGTCGGTCCAGCTCGTCCCTCGCGCCGCCGCATACGCCTTCAGCGCCTTCGAACGCTGCGCGTTCCATTGAGCAAGGCCGATGCTGTCGGAGCCGTCCGAGCCGTCGCCCCGGTTGCGCGCGATGGTGCTGAGCTGGCTCTCCTGCAGCCAGTTGCCGACGAGGGCGGCGGCGCCCTGCCGCGTAAAGCCGTGCTCGTTGACGAGGCGAGCCATGATGTAGTTCGCCTTGTCCGACTGCGCCGCGGTGAACTTGGCGGCAGCGGCGACATCGGCCTGATACGCGCTCTCGTCGCGCGCGCCGAGCGCCGAATTGCGCGCCGCCTGCGCAGCATCGAGCGCCGCCTGATCGCGCACCTCGCCGCGCAGGCGCGCCGACGCGCTATCGGCCCACGAGGCCCACTGCAGATCGAGCTGCGACCGCTGCACTCCGCGCGCGACGCCCGTCAGCCACGCATCCGCGAAATCGAAAGCCTTGGACCCGATCCGGATATCGACCGCCATGTGCGCGCCCTCACGCCTGCTCGTTCATCCCGCCGCCGCCGCCGGAATCGCCTCCGAAGTACGGAAGACCGGGCGAAAAATACCCGCCGCCGATGTTGCTGTCCACGAGCGGGCTGGCGTTAAACGTCGAGCCCGCCTGCAGGAAGGAGCCGCCGATCGGCGTGCCGCCGGACGAGCCCATCCGGCCCGCGCCGTAGCCGCCGGCGCCGGCCGAGAAACCGCCCATCGCAAACCCAAGGCTGGCGACGCCGCCCCAGAACTGCGCCATGTTTCCGTAAGCCTGCGCCGCGCCAGCCGCGCCCTCCTGAACCCGGCCGACTGCGCCGCCAACCGTCGCGACCCCCTGCAGCGCCACGCCCGCGCCGCCGTTCAGCGCGGAGATGACCTGCCCGCGCCAGTTCGTCAGGAAGCTCGCTCCGGCCGCCATGCGCTCCCAGTACCACTGGTCGAGCGCGCGCTTGCGCGCCTCCTCGAAGCGGTAGCCGTGGTTGACCGCAGACGAGATCGCCAGCGAACGAGCGACGCCGAACCGAATCGCGTCGTCGCAGCACCGGCCGGAGGCATAGGGGCCGATGGCCCGCGCCCGCTGGCGCGCCGCGCGATCGAACTGCGCCTGCACCAGCCCGATGGAGCGACCCATCTGCACGTCGTACTCAGGCGTGTAGGTCTGCAGCTGCTGGCTCTGCGTAAGGAAAGCGCACTGCGCCTGCTGAAAGCAGGCGAGCGAATTGTCGAACAGATCGCGCTGCCGCTCATAGGTCGGCACCGCGACGTTCCAGTGGGTGTTCTGCGCCAGCGTCAGGTATTCCTCGGCGACGTCCTGCGCGCGCTCCATGACGCCGATCTGCCGCTCGATCATCTCGTGCTGCATGATCAGGCCGTAGGTCGCCATCGCCGCGCCGAGCGCAGCCTGCCACGTGTCGCGCTGCCGGTGGTAAGCCAGCCACTGCCCGTTCTGCGACTGCGCGGCGCTGACGGCCTTCATCAGGCCCGCGTCGGTCGCGCGGCCAGCAGAGGCGGGAGTGATCGAAACGCTCATTTGATCCCCCAGATCGCGTCACGCAGATCGACCGCGTTCGCCCGAGCATACCCCACGCCGCGCTGAAGCGCGACCGCGCTGATCGCCACCTCGACGATCTGGTTGAGCTGGACCGAGGCGCGGAACATGAGCTCCTGCGCCTCCTCCTGCCGATTCGCGGCGCGCGCCCGGTCGGCCCGCTCCCGCAGGGTCGCGCCGTCGTAGATGGCGCCGATCGCCTGACCGACCACGGCCATGAACGCGATGCCGTGGCGCTGCATGAACGGGTTGGCAGGCCAAGCGATCGTGACCGCGACCAGCGCGCGCGACGCCATCTCGGCGACTTCGGGCGTGCTCTCGCCAGCCATGCACGACTGCATGGACTGGACGAAGGAGTAGACGTCCATCACCGCGGACAAGGCCGGCTCGTCAGCCTTGTCGGGAAGGTGACGGCGCAGGATGCCTTCGAGCTGGGCCATGTTGCTTCTGGGGGACATAGGTTAGCCTTTTCCGTCTTCACTGAGCGCCATCACGCCCGCTCCGATATGCCACTTGTGCACGGTTGTCGTCCCGCGCAAAGTCACCTGAAACTCTGTGCCGCGCAGCGCGGGGATTCGGAAGGGTCGGCTGTTCTGCACGGAGCCCTTCCAGCCGAGGCGGCCATCGACGGTGATGGCGACTTCAACCGGCGACCCGTAGTCGCCGACCACCTGTCCCGCCGTAACGGTGATGACGCCCGGCAGCTGATGGATCCTCGACGTGTACTCGTACACCCGCAGGTCCGCCCCGGCGGCGAAGCGAAAAACCCCGCCGTCGTTATGCGCGTAGTAGAGAAACCCGTCGCGCCCCATATGCAGCGCCATAGCCGGAAGGTCGAGCGTCACGAAGTCGCCAAGGTCCAGCCTTCCTTCGGTGTTGTCCTGCACGTCGAACACGAAGGCCGCGCCTGCCGGCGCGCGCACGCCGATATACTTCCCGTCGATCCAAGCCGCGATGTTGGGCGCGTAGTTGAGCCAGTCATGCTCGTCGACGCGCTCGCGGCTCAGCAGCTGCGCCGCCCCTCGCGGCTGCAGCGCCACGAGCCCGCGGCGCGCGGCATACATCGCGCCGAAGCTGGTCGACACCATCGAACCCCGACCGAGACACGGGAGGTTTTCGTCGTAAGGCATCGGGTCAATCGTGAGGTCGATCTCCGCTTGCTGGTTCGCGGGCGTCGAAGGGGCCGTGTTGATCCGGAACGGCTGCCCGGTCGTGCCGACGAAGACGAAGTCGCCTGTGACCGCGATCCCGACGATGCGGTGCGGCAGCGTGGTCCGATACTTCGTCGGCCAGTTCCAAGGCTCATACCGTTCCGAGAAGTAGATGTCGTTTCCGGCCCAGCCGACGCAGTAACCGGAGCTCGTGCTGAACACCTGCTCCATGCAGGGAGGCGGGCAATCCTCCTCGGTCATGAGCGTTCCGTAATCGAGCTCGAGCAGGCGACGCTGATCGGTATACGAACCAGTTGCGATGGCGCTGATCGGCGCTTCTTCGACGAGCTGAAAGCTCGCGTTCGGCGCAATCTGGATCTGCTCGCCAGTCTCCATGTTCGAGCCGGAACGGTAGATCCGCACGCTGGCTACGTTGGAGAGCGGGTCATCGAACCCCGTCAGCAGGAAGTGCTCGTCGTCGAAGCCCGTGACGACGGGCGAAGGCGGCGCCGGCGGGCTCTCGACGCCGAACTTGTCCACCCACGTGTAGGTGTAGGCCCGTGCGTCCGGCCCTGCGTAAGGGTGGCTCCGCAATGCGCCGTCGCTGATGCGCTGCGCCACCAGCGGGCGCAGCGGGGCCAGCACCACCAACGGCTCTTTCTCTCCGGTGCAGAGCATATAGCGATACGGCGCTTCCGCGCATCGCGAAGGGAACACGACGAGCTGATCGAACTCGTGACACGTCGACGGCGCCGGCAAGCCGGGCAGCGGCCACACGCAATCCGGCCACGTAACCAGCGGGCCGCAGCACTGCTGCGTGTCGTTCAGCCGCAGGATCGTGCGCGCCTCCTCGGGGCGCACAAGGACATCTGCCGGACGGGCTCGCAGCGCGCCGTCATGGAGGCGAACATTATGGGCGCGCACAGCCTGTCGGGGATCCAGCAGTCGAGCCGAAATCGCCGGGCGAATCCCGGCGAACTGACGCTGGAAGATGCTGGCCATCAGCCGTCTCCGAGGATCACCACCGCCGACCACAAAGGAACGACGAGGGCCGCGTCCGCGGTGGTGCGCCACTTGAGCGTGAACCCGCTCGGCGTGACCGCCGAGATAACCGGCAGAGCCAGCAGATCGTAGGCCGTCGCCGAAACGTGAAAGGCTCGAGGCGCGGCCGCAGCGAAGACGACGGCAAAGCCGTCCGGCACGGCCGTCACAGAGGCGATATTGTCGAAGACCGTCTGAACCCCGTCAGCCACAACGAGGCGCGCAAACGGGGCTCCGGCCGCATCGAGCAGCTCGGTGAGCGGATAGCGCGTCAGCCCTGTGCTGCCTTCGCACACCAGCACGGAAGCGGTGCTGCGCTGCTCGCGCGAAGCGACCGGCGTGCTGCCGATGCCGCAAAGGAACGACTGCGACCGGGACCACCACTCCTGCAGGAAGGACCACGTGATCGCCGCAGTGGAGGAGATCGACGGCGGGTTGTCGAGCCCGCTGATCGGAGCCAGCGAAACGACGCCGACCGCCGTCATCGACGCATTGGCCACGCTGATGGTCCACGCCCCGCCGACCGCGCGCACGGCGGAGACAGGAGCCTCGCCAACCAGCGTCTCGCCGGCGATCGTAGGCGGCGCATAGCTGAGCACGCGCCCGTGCACGTCGGTGACGAGGCCGCCGACGCTGAGCCCGGCCGGATAGATCTCCTCGAGACTGACCGTAGCGTTAACCGACCCGGTCACGTTGACGCCCGGCCCCGCCTGCACGGCATGGACGACCGTCGCCACCTCGCTGACCGAGGCGCAGAGCGCCGCGTCCAGCGAGCGCAGCGCGCTCTGGACCGTGCCTGACAGCGCAAAGCACGCGCCGAGCTGCGACGTGTACATCACCGCATCCGCCGCGACAGGATCGCCCGTAGGCCCGCCGCCGCCCTCGCCTCCGCCGATGCACCCGCACGGGTCGAACACAGGCAGGCTGCCGACCGGAAAATCGTGCGACAGATAGGTAATCTGGCCGAATTCGTTGACGCGCAGGCGGCCGCCGCCATACTCGCCAGCGACGACGCCGGTCGGCGCCAGACAGAGCGCGGGGCCGCCGGGCTGCGACAGGTCAAGCGTCAGCGCGCCGCACACCGTCAGACCGGCAAACGGGTCAGCGCCCCCGGCAGGGGTTTCCTCGGGATCGGTAAGCGGCGCTTCGACGATCTGGATCGTCCGCACGCAGGCGCCGGACGGCCAGTCGCGCGCCGTCGTCCCGTTGAGGCCGCGCACAAGCTCGACCACCCCCGAAACGCAACGGAACGCCGCGACTGTCTCGGAGCCACGCGCCGTATAGATCTCGAGGATGACATGCCGCGTAGGCGGCTGCCCAAGCAGCGCGCACAAATCGACCCCACCATTCGGCGAGGCGAGCGCCATAGCCGTCTGACCCGCGCCGAGGCGCAGTTGAAGATGATCGCAGCTTTCGCTTGTCCACGTCACGGGCATCCCTCGCACGCAGCCTGCACGTTGGCAGGGGTCCAGACGAAGCGCAACTGCGCGCCGCGCGGAAACGCCGTCGCGGCGGTTCCCGACGCCCCGCGCGCCACGACAACCGCGCCGCCGACGCACCCCGAGAACGTCACCGTCTCGCGATGCACGCTGTCGTCGAGCACGAGCTCGACAGGGCGGCAGAGCGTCGCGGCGCAGAGCGCCGCCGCCGCGGACGGCGACAGGGGCAACACGGTCGAATCGGGGGCGAGCGGCTGCACGAGCTCCGTCGCGAACGTCGCAATGCTGTCGTACATATCGCTCACCTCTGCGTGCAGCTCGGGATCAAGCTGACCGTGGAACTCCAAGGGCTCGACCGCCAGAACAGCGGAGCAGGGGCGAACCACCGTGATCTCGATGCTGCCGCAAGGCTCACCCTTGACCGTGACTTGCGCCTCATATCGGCCGGGCGGCAGCTCGTACATCTTGGCGTCGAAACGGAAGACGAAGCAGCCATCCGGCCGACGCATCAGAGGAGGGTAGCCGAGCAGCCACAGGCCGGCGCCGCCGCGCCGGCGCACGCGCAACATGACGTCCGCGAGCGCCGTGGCGGACACGCACAGCACGACGCCGGCGACCTTCTCCGGATCCAGTCTCAGCCGGTTCTCGGCCGTGAAGCGCGGCGCGCACAAAAGCGCCGGATCGCTGACCGGCGCGCAGCAGCAGACCGGATAAACAGGCTCGCCGCGGCCGGGCGTCAGAACGAAGGCCATCAGAAGAACCTCCGGGCCTGCATGACGATCGGGCCGCTCACGCCGCCACGAAGCGCCAAGTTGGAGATCCGACCGACGCCAGCCGAAAACGTCGTGCGGTAGACGCCTGCCGTGCTCTTGTCCGCCCATGACGTCTTCGGGATCAGCAGCAGGCGCGCCAGCGCCCCGGCGGCGACGACGTCGAGCGCCTCGTCAAACACCTCTCGAGGCAAGTGGCAGCTCAGCTGGCCCGGCATCACGGACACGCGCGCATGGAGGCAGCCCGGCGCGTCAACCGAGGGGGCTGGATTGAGCACGAGCAGCCGCTCGCCGCGGTGATAGACAGCGCCGCGCGCGGGGAACGCCGAAGGCGGCAAGAGCGGAACCGTGCGCCCGCCCAGCATGAGCCCGAGGACGCCTGTGACGACGTAGCTGTCCGGAAGGGCAAGAGGGTAGTCGGCGACACCGGCTTGCGTGTCGAGCAGCGCATCTCGGACGACGAACGGCACGCGCTGGCACAGCTCGATCGCCGCCATTCGCACCGCGTTGGCGGCGAGCACATCGGGGACAGCCGGAACGACGGCCTTCACGTCTGGAAGAAAATCCTCCACCGGGACGAAAGCGCCATCAGAACCCCACGCGCAGCACCCCGACATCTACACCCCCGCTTCAGTGCTGGCGGAAGTTCGGATCCGCCTCAGGCCGCTTGCGATCCACGCCTGCCCACAAGCCGCTATTCCAGCGGCTGTCCTGCAGGTAGGCGACGTTGAGCGCGTCATACCACGCCTTGCGGTAGCGCTCCACCTGCGCGACAGCATACTGGCTGTCGGTCTCTTTGGCGTAGGACCGCATGAGCACCCAGTCGAGCAGCGACGCCTGATAGGCCGCCGCGACGCCGAGGCACTCGCCAAGCGTGCTGGGCGAAAAAACCGGGGGCCATGCGACGAGCTTCGCGCGCACCTGCGGCGCCTGCCCGACCGGGACCGGAGGGCTGACCACGAACGACGTCGACACCTCGGCGTCGCGGGAATAGGAAGCGATCGTGTAGGGCGCGGCCGCGGCGGATCCACGCGGCGCCGAAAGGCACGGCTTGCGCTCGAGAGCCGCGGCAAAATGTCCATCGCTCTCGACGATCGGCGCCGAGGCTGTTTCAAACCCCGTCTCGTCGACCGTGATGTTGCTGAGCAAGCCGACGAAGGAGCTGTAGCCGGGCGGCACAACCTGCGCCGCGCCGGGTCGAAGCTCCATCGCCACCACCTGCGTGAAGATGTCGGGCCGCAGCTTGTGCAGCTCCATCAAGGCTTCGTTCAGATGCTGAAGCAGCTCGCCCTGCGGCCATGTCCGATCAGCGCCGACGCTGTTGTCGGACAGGATCGCCGACGCTCGCGCCAGCAGATCGGAAGCACGAGGGCAAGGCGCGCTGGTCATCAGCCGCCGCCCGACAGCGTGTTCGCCGCCAACCGCCGGCGCACGGTCTCGCCAGAGGAACCAGAGCGACCCGTGACGATCACCGCATCGGGGGTCTCAGAGGGCGCGACCGGCGACGATTCGAGCGGAATGATGACCGGGCGCAGCAGGCCGTCTTCGGCGGGTGCGCCGTAGCTCCGACGGGACCGCTTGGCCGGCGCATTCGGCGCGAGGCCGATCTCGACATACTGCTCGGGCGGAATGCCGTAGTTGCGGGCCGTGGCCTCACGCACCGCGGTGAGATCGTCGAAGCGCAGCTTCGTGAGGTGGAGCTGCTGCACCGCTTCACAGGCGCGCTTGTGCGCGGCCGCCGCCCGCTCGGGCGTGAGCTTGCCGTACAGCTGATCGGGCGGATCCCAGAGCGGATGCAGATACGGGTTCTTCGCCAGATCGAGATTGAAAAAGCACACGTCGCCGGTGCGCACGTCGACCAGATACGGCGGCAGATAGACGTTCTTCGTGTCGCTCATGGGGGTCTCCTAGGAGTTCGGCGGGGGAACGAAGCGGCCCGCCGGATAACCGGCGGGCCGCCCCCCGTGCGTCCCCCAGACGCACACGCGGGCGGATTGCTCCGCCCGTGTCAGGGATCAGTTGCAGCCCGTCTCGTAATGACGCACCACCGGAGCGATGACGAGATTGAGGCTGGCGAGGCGGTCGCAGGCCGGGCAGTTGCAGCCGGTGTCCGCAGGGAGCGGAGGCAGAGCCTTGATCACCACCTGCAGAACCGCGTTCGTGCGGATCAGCAGCGGATCGCCGGCGATGGTCGTCACGTCGAGCACGTCCCACCCGACGACGCCGCCCGGAACGCTCGTGGCGAGCGCCAGCGGGGTGGCCACCGCCGGATCGTAGTTGGCGACGCGGATGTCGAAATCGAAGCTGGGGAGCGGGCTTTCGACGAACCACGCGACTTCGAGCAGGCGCGTGCGCGCCGGCAGGAAGACGACGTTGAGGACGTCGCCGACCGCGATCGGGTTGTTCCGCACGTACTCGCGCAGCGCGATCGAACCGCGATAGCCGTCGGTGACGCAGTCGCAATTTTCCGCGACGCCGAAATTGAGGCAGCGCGTGAGAGCGAACGTCGTCGAGGAACGGCGCGCATCCGGAACGATCGCCTCGTTCGGCAGATACGGGACGGACGGGAGGATGTTCTGCCCGAAGCGGAAACCCTCCTTCGGGCGGCCGCCGAGCGCCAGATTGTGTTCAGCCATAGCAGATCTCCTTGAGGCGCCAGATTACGGCGACGGCGTGAAGTGGATGTAGGCGCACGCGAGCGCCTGCGGATAGAGAACCGCGAAGCCGTAAGACATCACGGTCGAGATGTAGGTCTCGAACGGGTTGTCCTTGTCGCGCATCTCGGACGTCATGTCGGCCCACGACGCGAACGCCGTGGCCATCGGAAGGCCGGCGATCACATAGTAGGCGCGCGTGTTCGTCGTGGCGTCCATGACGGAGGGGACGCAGTTCGAGAAGATGAGGTCGAACCCGAACAGGCGCATCGGCGGCTCGCCCTCGACCATCGGGCTCGTGCCGCTGTTGCAGGTGAGGAAGCACGCCTGCTTGAAATCGGACTTGAGCAGAACGTTCTTGACCTTGGGCGGCAGCACCACGAAGCGCCCCGCCGTCGGCAGGGACTGCTCATCGAGCACCGCCTCGAGATCGGCGAGGAAGTCGCCAACGTTCTCCGTGGTCACGAGGAGCGGGTCGCCCGGCGTACCGAGATCGTAGGAATGCGTGACGACGCCCGCCTGCGAACCCCGGTTGTGGCAGTCGGCGTCGGCGATGATCTGCGCCAAGATCTCGCAGTCGAGCTGCAGCTTGAACGAACGCGCCGTGCTCTCCGTCATGATGGAGAGATAGCGCGGCCAGTTCTTCATCGCCATCTTGTCGTGGTCAGCGATCTTGATGCCGAAGTACTTGGCCGTGCCGAGCGTGAACGATTCGGTGTCCGCCTCGAACGTGTCGTAGACCATCAGACCGTCCTTGACGAACGGCCGAAGCGTCAGACGCGGCTCGCGGAGGAAGTAGGCCGTCACGCCGGGGCCGGTGATCTCGTTCAGCGCATCGCGCGACGTGATCCGGGCGAAGATGCTCTCGGTGTAGAAACGCTCGAGCATCCGATCCGACTGGATCGGCGGGATGAGGAACGTGTTCGAGTAGTTGGGGTAGCCCGGAGCAACCGGGATCCCGTTCTGTGCAATCGGCGTGGGCATCGGTTAAACTCCCGCAGCGTTACTTGGTGTAGTCGACCCTGCCTTGAGCCGCCGCCTTGTCGTACAAAGCGCGAATCGGCTCAAAATCCGTAGCGGAAAGTCGTCCGCTGCGGAACAGGGCAGAAGCCCGGCGATACTCACTCGCGCGGAGCTTCGGCGGCGCCGTGGGGGCCGGCGAGCCCGTCGCCGCCAAAGGCGACGCCGGAACCTGAGAAGCGGGAGGCGCAGTCGCAGCCGACGGCGCCTGCGCCGCCGGCGGAGGCGACGCTGCACGCTCCTGCTTGAACTTGTCGATGATGCTGCAGACGGTGTCCGCGTCGCTTTCCGCCCAGCTCGCCTGCAGCGCCTGCCCGAAAGTGCTGCGCGAGTACGGAACAGGCTGTTTCAAGAACGCCGCGAACGCGGGATCGTGAAAGACGCCCTGCACATCGGGATGGCGGGTTGCGACCCGCGCACGCAGACTGGCGTCGGCGCTGCGCTGCGCCACCTCGGTCGCTTGCGTCGCCTGCTCCTGCATGCGGCGCTCGAGCACGTCGAACTTTTCCTGCACGCGGGCGGCAAGCGTCGCCGCGTAGTCGGCCGCGTGCTTGGTGGCGATGCGCTCAAAAATGCCGAGCAGCCGCGGATCCTGCACCAGCTGGCGATCTTCGTCCGACAAGCCGGGCGGCGCCGGGATATCGAGAAGAATGTCGGCCTGCTGGCGCGCGCTGACCAGCTGCGCGTTCGCCGCCTCGAGTTCCTTGATCTGCGCGCGCAGGCGCTCCGCGCTCGCTTGGTCGGCGCGCATCGCCGCGAGCTGCTCGACGAGCCCCTGCACCTGCGACTGCACGGAGAGAATGTGAGCGGCGAGGGAAGGATCGACCTCACGCACCTGCTGCATCTGCGCCGCGGACAGCGGCGGCGGCGATTCCGCCGCAACGACAGGAGCCGGCGGCGGCGCTTCGGAATCGCTGACCTCGAACACGGACATATCGAGCGTGCCGTCGTCGCGCAGCAGCGAGGCCGCATCGGCCGCGGGGACGATCTGCTCCGCCAGATCGACCGGGGCGACCGCGGCGTCGGCGGCGTCGCTCTGCTCGAGGCGGTTACGAAGGGCGAGGGGGAGCGTGCTCATCTGACCTCATCTTTGCCCGCATGCGGACTAAATTCTGATAGCACGGACAAACTGCCTTGCAAACGGTATAAAATCGCAGGCTCTGTCTCGGACAGCAGACGACGCGTGGCGGCCTCACGCATGCTCGCGACGTGCGCCTCCAACAGCCGAAGCTGCGCCGGAGACAGACTGGCCACGAACTGCCGCCACTGCGCCGTCTGCTGCGCCGTGAGCATGAATCAGCGCCCCTTGGGCTTGGCCGGGGCCTTGGAGGCGCCGAGCAGCGAACTGGGTTTGGTCGCGATCTTGACGATGTTCTCGGTGCGCGCCTGCGGACGGGCGAAGCCCGACCCGAAACCGCCGGATGCGACGGCCTTGCTCTTCTGCGGTTTCTTCATCGACCCCTCCTCAGGCATAGCGCTTGATGTTCGGCGCGCTGGCCGCCTCGGACGGCGGCGCCGCCTGCGGTTCGAGCGCCGCGGCGGCGGCTTTCGCCTCGGCCAGCTGCGCTCGAGCGGTACGCAGATCCGTCTCGAGGATCGCGATGCGCGCATTCGACTTCTTCAGCTGCTCGGTCGCTTCCCGCGCCTGCTCCTGCGCCGCCTTCAGCGCCGCAATCCGGGTTTCCTCGGCGTCAGCGCCGCTCGCCTTGGCTGATTTCTTGGTCATGCTCAACCTCCATACCGCTTGACGTTCGGCGCGTCAGCCGCGCTGGTGGCGACGATCTTCTCGCTCTCGACCAGCGCGTCGTTCTTGTCGCGCAGCCCGACCATCGCGGCCGCGCCCGCAGCGGCGATGCGCGCGGCGCCGCCGAGATTGCCAGAAGCCAGCGACGTCCGCAAATTCTGCCGCATCTTCGCACAGGGGGAACAGGCCATAGCACCCTCAGGGGGAAAGGAGCCGCACGTAATCGCCGGGCACGAACAGCGGCGTCATGGCGATCAAGAGGTCGATCGACGGACACTTGTACGGCTGGGCCTGCACGCGATAGCGCCCGGAAAGCGGCAGAACCACGGCAGCGCCCGCCGCAACCGCAGCGCCGAGCGCGCCGGAAAAGCGAAGCTGGCGATCGTTGAGGATCACCGGCGCAAACGCATCGCCGGGACCGCCGCCCAGAACGCGCTCGATCGACAAAGTCGAGCCTTGCGCGTTACGCATGACATGCAGCAGCAGTGGCGTCGTCCCGACGGTGAACACGTTCGAGACGCCAGTCTCCTGATCGAACGCGAGGCGATCGCCGTCGACAATGCTGTCGCATGGCGCGACGCAAGGGCCTGAACCGGCATCCGTAAGATAGACCCCTGTCTCGATCGCCATGCTCTCGTCCTCAGGTCAGCGTGACCGACTTCCACACGCCGACGCCGGTGGCGATGTAGAGCTTGCTCGCCGCCGTGTCGACCATCGCCTGCGTGGCGTAGGGCGTCGGCGCAGCCAGCGCATTGTCCGGCGCGCCGACCGTGCGGGTCAGATAGAAGATCAAGCCTGCCACGCTCGGCTTGAGGCTCTGCTTGTCCATCGTCACGTAGGTGACGACCGTTCCCGCATCGTCCTTGCCGCGGAACAGATAGCCCGTGTTGTAGGGCGCCGCGAGGTTGTTGAGGAACCGAACCGTGCCGTCCGAAGACAGGCGGCCGATCTCCAAGATGAGCGTATTCGCGTTGTCGTACAGCCGCAGACCGCCGAAGGCCACGTTGTCGATGTGCGCCGCCGAATACTGGTCGTAGAGCGACACCCACGCGCCGGTGCTGACCTTCCCGTTGAGGATGAGCGCCTCGGTTGTGACCGAAGGCGTGACGATCGCCGGCGTCGGGCGGGTCAGCATCAGATCGCCGCCGTAAGCGACCACGCGGGCGTGGCGGTTATCGGCCGTCTCGTCGTGCGTAACGGCGAGGAAGCGACCCACGTCGTGATCGTAGGCGACACCGAAATAGAGATCGCGGTTGCCCTCGGTCAGCGACGCGCCCGTGAAGCCCGGATGCGGAATGCGACGAAGAATCTCCCACTTGTCGGTGATTCCGCGCATGAGATATTCAGTCGGACAGCCGATGATGTAGTGGCCATACGGCACGGTGGCCGGCGCGGAGCCAGAAGCCCGAACACCGACATGCACGATCGCCCACTCGCGGCCGTCGATGCGCGCGGTATGCGCCCGCTGCGGCAGGCAGCCGCCATTCTGCTCGATCGTGCCGGAAGTCGCTTCGCCCAGCCACTCCCACGTCGTGCCGCCGTCGCGGGTAAGCGACATCATGCCCAGCGTCGAGATGTTGCCGGACGCGCGATGGAACACGATGATCTCGCGCTCCGACAGCGGAAGGATCGCGCCCTCCTCGGTGAGCGTATGCGCCGGCAGCAAGCCGTCGGTCGACGCGTACATCTTGCGCAGCACCCACGTGTCGCCGTCGTCGAAGGACAGAGCGAGGTAGCGCACGCGCGGCGTGGTGGTCGCGTCGACAGTGACGCCGAGGTCGGTGAACAGCACAGCCAGATGGCCGGGCTTCGGCAGGCGAACGATCTGGCCGAACACGCGCAGGGCCAACCCGGAGAACTGACCCGACTTGGCCGGGTCGATGAGCCGGCCCGGCGGCACATAGTTCATGCCGGTGATGTTCATCAGGCGCTTGTCGGACCAGACAACGCCATCGGTGCTCTTCTGCTGGTAGATCGCCGTATCGAGATCGAGCACATCCGTCTCGAACGACAGCATGATGACTTCGCCGGCGTGGTTGACGCCGAGCGACGGCACATAGGCCCAACGGTCGCCGCCCCCGTGCCGGTTGCCCGTGACGGCGACCGGCGGGTTCCACGTATTGCCCTCGTCGTCGGAGAACGTCACCATGATGTCGCCATAGCGACCGGCAGGGTTCTCAGGCGTCGCCGGCCACTCGGGATCGAGCGGCACGTTGTGCGCCGGCTCGGGGCTGTGGCCGGTATGCTGGTAGAAAGCCACGACGGCGCGCCCGTAGGGCGTCATCGCCATCGCAGGAAAGGCATTGTACCAGCGGCTCTCGTCGATGACCGTCGAATAGGTCACGCCGCCATCGACGGTGGACGCCGAAGGGTAGCCGGGAGGAGCAAGCTGATCGCGCCCGGCAGGGGTCGTCGCCCACGGCGAATCGCCGCGCAGCGTGTGGATGATGGCCGAACCCACACGCTCGACCTCGACCAGATCCTCGAGGCGCTGCGCCGTCACCGTATAGCTGGCCGCCATCGCGGTGAGCGGCAGCGTGAGCTGGGCGGCGACGCGCGCCGCGCGCGCCAGCGCGGCGTCGTTGGCGGCGCCATCGCCGCCGGCGGCGTAGCCGAACTGCTCGGGAAAGACCTCATCGCCAATGAAGACGGCCCACTTGCCGCCGGCGAGGGGGAAGGCGCGATCGGGCTCGGCCGGCGCGGACGCGCTGACGTAGAACCGCGCGCCGGCGCCGTCGCCGTCGACAGCGTAGCCCGACGTCTCGATCAGCGCGAAAGCATCGGGAACGACGAGCGTCGAAAGGGTGGTCGTCGGTCCGACATGCAGCAGCTTGCCCAGCTCGAGCAGGTCGATTCGCGTGTCCAGCGCGGCGACCTCGTTCGTCACGCGCGTATCGAGCGCGTCGATCTCGAGACCCTGCGCGGCGATCGCGGCGGTGACAGGAGCCAGATCGGGGGGCGTCAGAACCGTGTCGCCGATCGTGATGTCGCCACCCGCAGTCGTCTTGGCGATCACGGCGTCGTTGTTGAAGCCGGGATTCGGGTAGAAGCCCGACAGCACGCCACCCGCCGGCCCGTGCAGGTCGTCGCAGGTAGCGAGCGCAGAGCCCGAGAGGATCGGGGCGCCAGAGCAACTGGCGCCGAGAATGACGTTGGTCAGCGTCGTGCCGATGATCTCGCCCTCGCTGATCGACGGGCGAATCAGCATCCCGTCGACCAGCGTGCCGCCGGTGTTCATCGTCCAGTCGGGCGGCGGATCGCAGTTGCAAGGCATCGGGGGCTCTCCGTAGCCGGGCGGCACGAGCTGGGGTCGGCCAAACACAGTGATGGCGGTCGGATCGTTCTCCGCGCCGCCGACGAGAACCATGCGATAGCGTCCGCTTTCGGCGATCACACGGGTCGGATCGGTCTGGCAGGCGCTGACCTGCACGCCGTCCTTCAGATAGGGCACGAAGGTGTCGCCGGGACCGCAGCCGAAGACCTGCTCGAACTTGACGCACTGGTCCGGCAGCAGCCCCACCGCAGTCAGCAGCACGGGCTCCTTGCCGACTTCGAAATAGTGACTGGTGAGCGACGTGCTCTTCGCGCCGAAGAACACCCAGTTATTGGAGTAGTCGCCCGGCTTGGCGCAAGGAACGTCTCGGCTCATAGCAGCTGCAGCTCCTGAAGGATGACTTGGATGAGGCGCTGCGTGCGCGACCACCGGACCGCGTCCTTGGGCGGCGGAACGATGGCGGGGTCATGCCAGAAGAGCGTGCGGGCCACAAGTTCCCGCGTATGCCCCGTGCCGGAATAGACCGCGCGCCGGTTCCCGCCGAACAGAACGACGAATCGGTGGTCGATACGCGTCTCGGTGACGACACCCGCGCCGAACGCGGTGTCGTGGACGCGATCGCCGACCACGACAACCGCTCCGTCCATCAGGATGTCTGCCATTACGGCGCCCCCACCGGAACTCTGACCTGTGCGGCCGGATCCGCCGGTTGCGCGCTGCGTCCATCGAGCGGCGGCGTCGGCGTCCCTTCCTGCGCGGCGCTGGGGGCTTCCGCGCCGCGGAAACTATCACCGGCGAGTGCGGCGCGCAACTGCGCCGACACGGCCGGATCGGGAATAACCTGATCCGGCTCGAAGCCGAGGCCCGCCATCACCCGCCGCAGCACGTGCTGCATGCCGTCCTTGGGCACGAGCTCGCGGTCGGCGTAGGGCGTCAGCATCTGCAGCGCCTCGAGCGCGCGGTTCTGCGCCAGCTCCTGCTGCAGCAGCCCAGCGCTGCCGCGCGCCATGATGTTGACGTCGACCTTGTCCTCGGCGGGCACCGCGCTGTCCGTCATGAGCGCCATGTAGCAGTCCGTCACCAGAGGCTCGATGACATTGACGTCGATGTGCCCGACGACGGCCTTCAGTCCCTTGGCGGCGTTGCCCATCAGGAGCGACAGGCCACCCAAAGTGCGCCCGGCGCCCGCCGCCTGCGGAGCGCCGAGAACATAGGCCGGAACGCCCGACACGTCATCCGCCAGCTTCAGAAAGGCCGCATGGACGTTGAGCATCTGCGGGGCCGCAGACGGGATCACCTGAAAGCGCAGCGCCGGCGATCGCGAGCCAGTGCCGAACATCGGGTCGCTCGTCGTCTTGTACATCCGCCCCGGCGTGATCCAAGCGATATCGGTCTCGCCCTCGAGCCGGTTGCTGTCGTACTCGCCGATGGGAGCCGCCGAGAAGGACATGTTCCGCCCAAGCCCACGCAGGCACGCATTGCACACGCGCTGGACGTCATCGAGAATCTCAGGCAGCGCGCGTCCCCAGATCGACCCCGGCGTCGGAGCGAACGACGCCACGTAGTACGGCCGCCGCCCGAGCAGGTTCGGATTGCGCACGGCGCGCAGCACGATGTTGTTGCACACCCAGACTTCCACCTCCGGCTGCTCGCCGATCCCGGCCTGAATGCCCATCTGCGCCAGCTGCTCAGCCGGGAGGCGCCCGGAATAGACGAGCAGCTCGTAAGACGCCGTCGCCGGCGACTGAGCCGACGCCAGCGGCTCGGCAAGGTTCGGACCATCGAACCCGGATGCCGCCGTTCCGAGCTCGAAGGAAGCCAGAACCTTGTCAATCGCCGCCGCGTCGACGCCCTCGATCACCTTGGCGTCCTGCAGATCCATCGCCGAAGAAGGAACCACTTCGATGACATAGGGGCACGAATTGGCGTCCGCCGCGTTCGGCGCCGGGTAGAAGCGATCAGGAGCGACACGCGAAATCCGAACGCCACGCTCGGCCACGGCGCGCAGCTCGCCGTCCTGCCATCGCAGTTTCTTGGTGACGACGCTGTATGGCCCCTTCAGAATCGCCGCCGGGTACATGAAGATGTCCGTCGCGAACGCCTCGAACGCCTGACGCCACCCGGCCTCGCTGAGGCGATCGTGAATGCGGCGCTCAATGCGCGTGGCCGCCTCGTTGGCAAGCGCGCTGGCTCGGGTCAGCGCCAGCGACTTCAGCGTCGCGGCGCGCTCGCGAAAATCCATCGGAAACGAAAAGTCCTCGGCGCCGCCAATGAGCGGCGCGCCCGCCGCCATCGCACCCGGCGAGGCGTCGCTAGCGCGCGACGCCTGCCGCTCGAGCTCGACCGCCAGCTGCTCGACGATCGCGTCTTCCGCCGCCGGCGGCAGCGACGGGATGGGCGACGCCTGCACGGTGTAGGGCTTGTCGCGCGCGTTCGTCAGGATGTCCAGCAGCCACGAGCGGCCGCCCCGGATCTTGGTGTCGGTGATGCCCGAAAAAATCTTCGGTTCGTCGCTCGCCATCAGCGCGAGCTCTTCCGGCGAGTACTCTTTGCGCACGACGCGCCGCGCCTTGGCGATCTGCTCGTCGACGCCGAGCGACGCCTTGTGCGCCTTCGCCTCGGAAAAGCGCGCCGCGACGTAGACGGCAAGCGAATCGACATGCGCGCCCTGTTCGTACTCGCTCGCGGTCCGCTTGAGCTCCGCAAGAAATTCCTCTGCGTCTTTGGCCGCATCGGCAGGGATATCGAAGGGCAGCAGCGGCTCGAGGGAAGAAAGCATAGATCACCTCAGAGGTAAAAGTTGGCCGCGGGCTTCACCACCGCGCGCTTGGCGATCGCTTCCGCCGAATCGTCGAAGGACGACGAGGCCGCAACCGTCACGCCGTTGGAGCGTGTAGACGCCCGTGGAGCGAAAGCCTGCGGCTTGTAGAAGTAGCACGACGCGTATTGCAACGCGTCGTGCACGTGCGAAAACGGGCCAGATTTGTCGGCCTCTTCCGAGTAGCCCGAGCTCACCTTCTTGTAGCGGTAGCCGCCGTCGAAGCCGTCGATGAGCACAGAGCAGCGCTTGTCGACGGTGAAGCCGCCAACCCTGTTCAGGAAGTAGCCAACCGCGTCGCGCCGAACCTGAAACGTGTTGGTGAACGAAGGCACCGCGGCCAGCCCGGCCTGATGCAGCAGCTGGTAGGCCGTGCGCGTCGAGAGCGCCGATCGGCTGACGCCAGCCGGATCGCCGACGCAGAGGATGCTCATGCCGAGGAAGCGATCCGCCAGCTTCGGTCGAAGATGCTGGGCGATGAAATCCTGAAACGTGATGTCGGACGGGGCGCACTCGTCGAGGACGACCAACCCGCCCATCGGCCCCTGCTGGACGAACACCGCCGCAGGGTTAAGGCCGAAGTCGAGCCCAACCACCAGCAGCTGGTGACGAATCGGCGCGATCGGGGACTGAGCCACATGCTGCTGCTGCCGCCACATCGAATCGTAGATCGGCTTGCCGTCGTAGACAGAGCCATATTCAGCAAGAACGAGCACACGGATTTTCTGCTTCATCTTTTCGTCAGCAGAATTAACCATGTTCATATAGTATTGAAAGCCGCCGGGCAGCCTGTCGACATTCTCCGCTTCGGGATTTGGAATATACGTCCCATCAGTATGCTTGATAAGCGCAGGAGGCTGGCGAAACAGCTCGAAGTTGTCCGGCTTGTTGAGCTCGAACACCTCGTAGAGCCAATGCCGCGTGCTCGGCATGTTCGAATCGATGATGATTCCGCGCCACGGCTGTTTGTCACGCGGGTAGTCGCCCGAGCGGAACCGAAGACGGCCGATGATCTCGACGATGTGGTTGGCGTCGAGCAGCGACGCCTCGTTGAGCCATGCGCCCGTCAGTTCGAGGGAGCGCAGACGCGCCACCGCGTCCTCGCCGTCGAGCGGAAGGAACTCGACTTCGAGAAGCATCGTCGTGCCGTCGGGCAGCAGCTGCCGCGCCGTGTAGGTGATCGGGCTGCCGTAGGTGATCGTGCCGTAGCGCCCGAGCCAGTACATGAACGTCTTGATCGTAGTCGACTTCAGCTCGGAAAAGGTCGCACGCGCGACAAGCCATCGACTGTGGCGGACCCGTTCCTCGCCGATCGGCGGCACCCGCAGGGCGCACATGAGGATCTCGAGCGCACACCCCGACGACTTGCCCGAGCCGACGGGTCCGAGAATGCATCGAACCAGCGCAGTCGACGAATGAAACCGCTTCAGCGTCGGCGACGGCGAGTAGACCTTCCGATCGGGATCCGCCTCCGGCGCCGCGTCCGCGTCCGCACCAGTCGCCGCCTCCGCCGCCTCCGCCGCCTTTGCCGCCGCTTCGGCTCCCGCCCGCGCGGCGGCGCGGCGCGCCGCACGCTGCAAAATGTGGGGGACTTCCGGCGAGGGCGACGTCGGGCGCGCCATTCGCGGCATGCCGTCCGCCGCCGGGCGCGGCGCACGCCCCGCCGACGACGGATCCGAGCCGATGACATGCCGCAGATGCGCCAGATCGCGCCGAAACTCCGCGACAGCGCTGGTCACATCGAACAGCGGAGGCGGCGGCGGCGCCACGGCAGCCTCGCTCAAGGGCGACCTGCGAGCCGCGGGCTCCGCAGGCGGAGCCTGATCGCCGCCGAGCAGCGCGTCCAACCGCTCGACCGCCGCATCAGGCGCCGTCACGCCGAGGTTCCGGCGCACGGCGTCGGCGTGCGGCCCGGCCAGCCCAAGGCGAGCAAGGGTCTCCTCGACGATCGGATCTACGCGCGCTTCAGTCAAACAGATCTCCGTCGGCGTCGAACACGTCCGGAGCCACGATCTTAAGCTCTTCCGCGGCCGAGGCCAACCGAGCCTGCTCGGGAGGCAACGGCGGAGGGTCCGGAAGCGCGCCGGCGACCGGCGGCGCTTCCGCCAGCTCGAGCGCCGTGACGTCGCCCTGAATGTGCCGCAGGCCGGGCATCTCGCCGCCGGCGATCACCAGCGCCAGCGGCGCCATCGGCTGCGGCCGCGCCTTGCCGGCGTTCCACACGGCCGGATCGAGCGCCGCGGCGACCTTTTGCAGGTGGCCGGCGAGCGCCACCTGCACCATCGCGTCTTCCTTCGAAGCCGGAGCCACCGACAGCGCGACCTCGGCCTTCACCATCGAAGCCTGCGCCGACACCGACAGCGCCATCGCGCGCGCATCCGCCGGCGCGCGGTCCCACCACACCGCGAACACCATCGGACTGACGCCGATGCGCAGCGCCGCCTCGTAGCCAAGCACGCCGTGCGCCAGCATGTCGGCGACGGCCTCGTAGCCGACGCGGTCCAGCGTGGCGAACTGCTCGGCGCGGCTCGCCAGCGGCTGGGCGAACGGGTTGGCTGCGGCGCGCGTGGCGAGCATGGGATCGAGATCCACGTGCCGCGGAACATGTCGCAGCGGCATGGGCGCCGTGTCGAGAACTCCAAGATCGGAGATGTCGACGACGCGCTTGCGCTGGCGCGGAGCCCGCTGGCCCCCGCTGTCGTCGGTGTTGGTCGCCGCCATTCCGGTCATCGCCCTGTCTTCGCCTCCGTGCCGACGCGCCGCATCAGAACAGATCCGCCCGAATCTCGGCGAGCAGTTTCTGCACCGCGCTCTCGACGGCGTAGGCGATGTTCGGGCTCTGCACGTTCATATCGCCGGCGTAGTTCACGAGGCGGCAATAGCCAGCCGGACGCTGGCGATCGAGAACAAGGGCGACCGCCAGATAGCGCAGCCGGCCCGTCATCGCTTCCTCGCGCAGCTCGTCGATCAGCTTGACGATGTCGGCCTGCGGCGCGTAGGCGCCGCGATTGTCGTCGCCGATCGCCTCCGTCACGGATCGCGCCCTGCACATCGACACGATCTCGGCGCTCGGCTTGTCACTCGTCGTCGTCATCGCCTTCTCCTGCCCCGCGGTGGCGCGCCGGAGCCACCGCCGCGCGCACCGCCATGATCTGCGACATGCTGCCCATGATATCGGCGATTCTGTGCAGCTCCCACGAAATGGCGCGGACGTTGTCGCACAGCTCCTGCATGGAGCTGGCGGTGATCGGGAGCGTAGGCCCCTTCGGCTTGTCCTCGCCGGGCGTCGCCGCCGCCGCCGGTCGCGCCCGCATCCAGCCGCTCAGGGCCGCCAGCAGCGCGACGAACGTGGCGCCGACGGCCGCGCCGATTTCCTTCCACGGGACGCCCGCCGCGATCTCACTTCCGGGCGTCATGGCCTCGCCTCAGATCGCAAGCCGCGCGGAACACCGACATGGCCTCGAAGGCGCAGATGATCCCGTAGACGCCGCCCGCCCACAAGCCTGCCGGCGAGCGATGCAAGAAGGCGAGCGACAGCCATAGCATCGTGATCATGCCGAACCAAGCCGACAGGATGCGGGCGAGGGGCGAACCGCGCGGCGACCGGCCGTTCACCGTCAACGCGACGAGGCGGACGATCGCCACCCCGACGAGAACTACGCCCCATAGATACTCCGACAGCCAACCAGTCAGAACAGGCGAGATGTTGGGGGACTGCAGATAGGGGTACGGGTACAGAAACATGCAGCCGATCCAGCCCATGATGGCGGCGTTCTGCCATTCGCCTTGGCGGTATCCGCGGCCGAACATCTGCGTCAAAACCGCCTCCCGAATCCCAGACTGGGAACGATGGCCTTGAGCGTGTGGCCGCCGTTGTAGACGGCGAACCAGACCAGCGTCACGGAGCCCCACGTCTCGATCACGTCCTTGAGCGGCGCGGCCGACAGGACGCCGAGATTGCCGCCGACCAGCGACACCACGAGGATGGCGACCCAGCCGAGAAGAATCACGGCTTGCCATGCGCCTTTCCAGAACGCCCACGAGCCGAAACCCTGCTCGAGCTCGGCCGTCTGCGCTTGCGCGGCGCGGTCAGCCTCGGCCGTCCAGAGGGGAATGAGCTCGGCGGCGTTCTGCTCGAGCTCGCGCACGGCAGGCCCGGCCGCGGCGGGGCTGGCTTCGATCTTCGTCTGCACCGCCTCCGGCGTGGCGGGCACCCCGAGCGCCTCGGCCAGCGCATCGACCACCGCGCCGCCGATCGTCGACCCGAGAGGCCCGCCGACCGCGGCGCCGATGATCGGTCCACCCGCCTTGGCGATCGCGGCGCCCAGCGATTTCAGTGCATCGAGGTTCATCGGCGGATCCTCTTGGCGATGGCGCGGAAGAAACGCGCCCAGAACCCAACGGGTTCGACCGGCGCGGGGGCAGGAGCCGGACCGGGCGAAGCGGGCGCGGGGGCAGGAGCCGGACCGGGCTGAGCCGGCGCGGGAGGCGCAGCCGGACCGGGCGAGGCCGGCGCGGGAGCGTAAGGCGTGTCGGGCTGAGCCGGCGCGGGAGGCGCAGCCGGACCGGGCGAGGCCGGCGCGGGAGCGTAAGGCGTGTCGGGATGCTTGGCCCACCACGCCTCGCGCTCGCGAAGGCGCTCGGCATAGCGGTTGGCGGCGTAGGCCGGGCCGTTATACGCAGCGGCGAAGCCGTCGTAGTCGCCGCGCATCAGCGCCTTGTGCATCTTGGGATTGGCGCGAATGAAGGACGCCATCATCTCGAGCTGAGCGTACTCGGATTCGCACGCCGCGGCGACCATCGCCTCGACGCTGTCGAAGCCGGCCGCCCGGAAATTGAACCCCATGATCTGGCCGAGGCCCCAGCTCGTCGCCTGCAGGGCGAAGCCGGAATGGATCGCGCGCGCCGTGGCGAGCTTGTCGAACGGCTGGGTCTTGTAGGAGCCGGGCCGGAACGCGGCGTAGGCCACATTGGCGGCGATCGCCCGCTCGAGCAGCATCGGTTGGGGCTTGAGCAGGCGGTGGAAGACGTGCGGCTCGAACTGGATGATCGGGCGACCCAGCTTGTCGAAGCCGCGGCCCCGCGATTCGATGTCGATCACCGCGTGAAGCCGGTCCTCTTTGACGCCGAGGTCATGCGCAACGCGCGCGATGTCCTGATCGGACAACGGCCGGGCGGCCCCTCTGAACTCTGCTGGAAGCATACCGTGGTCCCCGCATGCCGGCGGAACCCATTACCACGTCAGCGGAAAAACTCAAACCGCCGGCACGCTGCAGAAGCGCGGCACGCGCGCGGCGGCCGCCTCGAGATCGGTCATCGGCGCGCCGGCCGGGCCGTTCAGCCACACGAGCCAGCAATATTCGACCGTGCCTTTGCCGCGCTGCGCCGCGTCGTCGGGGTCGTGGCCGTCCGGAAAGATCGTCATCCGGTTGGCGATTGCGACGATCATGGTCGGAGGCCGGCTGGCGAAAACGCCCTTCGCGCGCTCCTGCCCGGCCAGCGCGCCGAGCGGCAGGAAGAGGGCCAACAGGCCATCGGAGACGCCGTCCAGCCAGCGCAGGCCGCTCGTCATGAACTTCGTAGCCAGCCGGAACGGCGGGTTGGTGACGATGACGCGCGGCCGCGCGGCCGGACTGCCGCCTGCAGGGGGCAGGAGCCGCGTGAAGTCGGCCGGGCCGTAGGTCGCGCGCTCGCGCGCCACGACATCGGTCGCAACGATCCGCGCCGGGCGAACGCCGTCCGGCAGATGCGCCTCGAGCGCGTCGACCAGCGCGCCGGAGCCGACCGCCGGCTCCCAGACGACGCCGGAAAACCGCTCGACGACGCCGTCGGCGAGGCCGCACGCCGAGATCAACGCCTTGACGGCGGCGGCCGGCGTCGAGTGAACGACCGTCGGCTCGCCGCCATAGCTCCCCATGTGCGCCATAAGGCGGTCAGCCGTTCAGCGGCGTATCGGAGACCGGAGCCGTCTCGTCGATGTGCGCCTGCACATCGAGCAGGATGCTCTTGACCATCGAGCGCATCGCGTGCGCCCGCTTGGCGCCTTCGGAAGCGTACACCAGCGCCGTGAGGCGCATCGTGTCCTGCTGCGGGACCTGCTGGCCCTGCATGCGGAGCATGTTGTGGCGCATGCCGGTGTCGTTGGCCAGACGCGAAGCGCCGTCGGCGAAGACGATGAGGTCTTCGAGCGGCCACTTGTCCTCGTCGAGGAAGGCGTTCGTGAAGATGGCCGAGATGGCGAGGCCCTGCGCCAGCACAGGCAGCTCGAAGTGCGCGTCGATATGGATCAAGGGGGCGTCTCCGGGTTGTGATTCACGGAGTGTATCGCCCTGTTCCAGCCGGCGTCAAGAAAAGCCCCGCCGGAGCGGGGCAGTGGAGCCGCGTTGTCAAGGCGCGGCTCGGGGAGGCTTACGAGAATAGCGCAAAAACAAGGCCCCGTCGACGGGGGTCGACGGGGCCTCTTCCTCGGCGAAAAGGAAACCGCTGGTACGGCGAGCTCTGTCTACGCAAAAAGTCCGGCCAGCGCAAGCCCCTTATGAATTTCGTCCCAAAATTTTGGCGTCCGCCGCGCGGTTGAGGGGTGGCCCCTCGTGGTCCACGGGGGGTCAAATGCGGTTAAGTTTGCGGTTAAGTTTGCGGTTAAGTTTGCGGTTAAGTTTGCTGTCGCAGAGCGCGGCGGACCATGTGTTTGTGCGGCCGGGGAGGCTCCGAAAGGCCGTGGTCCCTGTGGGGGTATTTTCATACGATATGAAAGTTATCCTAGGGAATTGGCGATTCCCCTTTGCGTTTGACTGGACGCGCGCAGCATTCTAAACTTAGAACTATGCCGGCGATTCGGCATGCGCCGCCGCGCGCGCTCGCGGCCTTTGAGGATAGAGCCATGATGCTTTCCAATTCCGCCGTCGTCGATAACGCCAACACGCTGACGCACAACGTCACCGAGGTTCGCGCCAAGGTCGCCAAGGTCGCCAAGGTCGCCAAGGTCGCCAAGGTCGCCAAGGTCGCCAAGGTCGCCAAGGTCGCCAAGGTCGCCAAGGTCGCCAAGGTCGCCAAGGTCGCCAAGGTCGCCAAGGTCGCCAACAAGGTCGCCAAGGTCGCCAAGGTCGCCAAGGTCGCCAAGGATGAACGGCCGAACGTGATCACGTTCGGCAACGCTGATCACGAGGACATGCGCGCAGCGCTCGCCTTCGCGCGCGCCGCCAACAAAAACGGCGCGACACTGCGCGCGCAGATTGTCACCAGCGCAGAAACAGCATTCGCAGGTCCGTCGGCCTTGCGTCGCGCCTTTGAACCGCTGGCGCGCGCCATTATGGATGGACATGCGACCAAATGGTGCGACCAAAACGAGGATAACGCAGCATCGCGATTTTTCCGCCACTGGGATTCAGTTGCGAAAGCGGCCGCATTCGACACTGGCGCGAAAGGCGACGATCGTCGGGCGATCGTCAATCCCATGCTTGCGCTTTTGAAGCGTGTTGCGCATGCGCTTGGCGGCGCGCCAGCCAAGGCGAAAGGCGCCGACGCACCGAAAGCGAAAGGCGGCGCCGTTCCCAACGATTCCGCACCGACGACGGAAGGCGAAAGCGCCAGCGAAGGCAACGCCAGCGAAGGTGCTGGTCGCGTCGCGCTCAAACGCGGTCTTGCGGCAATCTTTGCCGCAATCCGTATTCTTGAAACCCTGTCGCCCAAGACGGCCGGCGAGCGGCGAGACGTCGAAAACACGCTGGCCGGTCTGCGCGAGATTGCGAAGAACGCTGCGTAACGTGGTCACGGCGCGCGCCTTGCGGCGCGCGCCCTAATCGATTCCCCACAAGGCGCGCGCCGCAAGGCGCGCGCCTTTTTGCGTTCTGGCCTACGCCAGCGCCAGCGGCCTACGCCAGCGGCCTACGCCAGCGCCAGCGGCAAGGGACGCGCCAGCGCCAGCGCCAGCGCCAGCGCCAGCGCCAGCGCCAGCGCCAGCGGCCTACGCCTTGCGGCCTACGCCTTGCGGCCTACGCCTTGCGGCAAGGGACGCGCCAGCGGCAAGGGACGCGCCAGCGGCAAGGGACGCGCCAGCGGCATGGACGCGCCAGCGGCAAGGGACGCGCCAGCGCCAGCGGCGCGCCAGCGGCCAGCGGCCAGCGGCCAGCGGCCAGCGGCCAGCGGCCAGCGGCCTACGCCAGCGGCCAGCGGCCAGCGGCCAGCGGCCAGCGGCCTACGCCAGCGGCAAGGGACGCGCCAGCGCCAGCGGCCTACGCCAGCGCCAGCGGCCTACGCCAGCGGCAAGGGACGCGCCTTGCGGCAAGGGACGCGCCAGCGCCAGCGGCCTACGCCAGCGGCAAGGGACGCGCCAGCGCCAGCGGCCTACGCCAGCGGCCAGCGGCCAGCGCCAGCGGCCAGCGGCCAGCGGCCAGCGGCCAGCGGCC